ATGGCTTTGTCAGACTCCTGGCTGAAAGCCCACCACAAGAAGCCGCACGAGACGGCTATCGAGAAGGCTGACGGCGAGGGCTTTGGCGTTCGCGTTTCCGCCACCGGCAAGATCGTTTTCCAGATGAGGTACCGGTTCGGCGGAAAGCCGGCCCGGCTCGACCTAGGTACATATCCGCTTCTCTCGCTGAGGGAAGCGCGTACAGAACACCAGCGGCTGCGTACAGAACTGGAGAAGGGGCGTGACCCTCGCCATGTACGCACTGCCGAGCGCAGTGAGTTTGCCCAGGTCTGGACCAACGAACAGCTGTACCGGGAATGGCACACGAACTACTGCGTGGAGAACAAGCTGCAGGCGGATGACTATCTGCGCAGCTTCGAGATCCACGTCTTCCCCAAACTGGGAAAACTGCCGGCGGACCAGACCACCGCTCACCAGTGGCTCACTCTCATCGAAGCGGTTGCTGACAACACCCCGTCCATCGCTGAGCGGATTCTGCAGACGACGAAGCAGCTGCACAAATGGGCTCACCGGCGCGGCCTGATGAAGACCAAGCCGTTGATCGATGTGTCCGTTGCCGAGGATCTGATGATCCAGAAGGAGCCGGCTGGCAGGGCGCTGAGCGACGAGGAGATTCGACTGTTTTGGTACGGGGTCGAAGCGTCCAGGATGACCCCTGGCACTAAGATATTCCTGAAGCTCCTCCTATTGTTCGGCTGCCGTGGCATCGAGCTTCGGGAGCTGGACCCGGTCGCTGACCTGGACCCTGAAGCCGGCATATGGACAGTTCCTCCAGAGAAGAACAAGGTGCGCAAGCGTGTCCGGCGGGAAATTTGCCGGCCGGTGATCGCCGAGGTCCAGGCGCTCATTGATGAAGCGAAGAGGTATTCCCGCAGCCCGCGGTTGCTGTTCACCCAGGAGAAGGCCCCCAAGCCTCTCGAGGTGAACGCTACCTTGAGCATGCCAGCGTCGGTAATGCGGAACGTGAAGCGACTGTACGGGGTAGAGATGAAGCACTGGTCGCTCTACGACCTACGCAAGACCGCTCGGACCAACTTCTCGACGCTGACGGATGTGCATGTTGCTGAAGTGATGCTCGGTCACGCCCTACAGGGGATGCAAGGCGTGTACGACCGCCACCTATATATAGAAGAACAACGAAAAGCGTATAAGGCCTGGTTTGACCGGGTAATGGCGATCGTATCGACGCCACCAAAAGCGAAGGAGGCCTAGGCCTCCTTCTGCATTGCCGCCTGCTCCCACGCTTCCACATCCTCCAAGAGGTAGAGGTTCTCGGACCCGCTGTGGCTGATGGCCGGCTTTGGAAAGCCCCTGGTTGACGGCCACCGGGCGATGGTCCGAGGAGTCTTTCCGTATCGCTGACACAATTCGGACGTGGAAATGAATTTCTTGGCTACCTCGGTCATCGCTTTGTCTTCTCCATCATGATCTCGAGCCGTCGGATGTCGTGGGCTATCTTCCTGGCGAGCAGTTCAGGTGATCCGCACCCCAGGGCGTGCGGCAGCTCGAAGGTAAGGCTCGCCTCGACATGCCGGTCCTCTGCCTGGCGGGGCGTTTGTTCCAGTGCTGAAAGCACCATTTCTACTGCGTCATTCACTAGGTTGTCCGCCCCTGTCTGAGGTTTACCATACTACTGGTTTACATTATTAGTGTAAATACAGGAATACGGTTATGCAGATGCCAGGAGTTCGTTTTCGAGCTTCCAGATGAGCACGTTGCGATCCCGCCAGGCGCGCAGGTCAGTGATTTCCTCACCGGATGCTGCGGCTTTCTTGAGCAGGAGTCTGGACAGGCTGCGGTCCAACCCGGTCTCGGCCGACACCTCCCTCCAGGTGATCGGTTCGCCGTCGCGGAAATAGATTGGCCCTTGGGGTGTTTGCTGAGCAGAGATCTTCATTTTTCATTCCTTCAATATTCAAATTTTCTTTTACTTCATCGCCGCGCCATTCCCTCCCCGGAACAGCGGTCCAGCGTGCGTTGGTAACTCTTCAGGTCCTTGCCTACTCCGTGGATGACCAATTTTGTCGGACAGCTGTGAATAGCTGTGGGCTCCGGCAACGGGCCTGCAACTACGGGTCCCATTAGCTGCAGGCAAGTGCCGAGCGTGTACGCTGCCATCACCCAGCCGGCGAGGAAGCGAGAGAAGCTCATACGTCGTCCTCGTTGTACACTATAAGGAAATACAGTAATACAGGTTTGCCGCTATGAATAGACCTCCCAGGTCCCGTAGCTGCCGTTCTCGAACTTCCTGGTGAGACAGTCGCGCCCTCGGCGCCAAGCATCCCGCTTGATCAGCAGCGCCTGGTCAAAGTCCTTCGCGGCGCGGTAGATGAGCAGTCGCCGGCGGTCGCCGGTGTCCTCCTCGAGCAGGTTGTACCCCAACTCTGCCGCTTGCTGCTCCGCCAGCTTGCGAAACTGAGGCCATTCGGCTGGGTCGATCAGGTCTCTACCTTCCTCGTCGATTACCCTGAATCGGTTGCTGAGCCACCACGCCCCCGGAAACACCGACGATTCGTGGTGGGCGACCTCTCTGAGGAGCCTTGCATACTTTTCTGCCATGACCCGTCCTCCAGGAGCAGGCGTAGCAGTTCTTCTTCCAGTTCGTACAGCTCGTCGTCCAGCTTGTGGAACTCCTCTGCGCTGAGAGCCAGTGGGTCCCATCGCTCGTAGAGTTCAGCGATCCTTGTCTCTAGCTCGCGGACTCGTTGCATTTGGCCTCAACCTCGCTCATGGCTTCGGAGTAGTCCTCGAAGTCGTTGACCCTGAACAGGTGGGCCAGCTGGTGGACGATCAGCCTGCAGGCGGGGTCGTTCAGGATGGTGTTGGTGTCGCCGCCGGCATCGCGGATTTCGTAGATCGCTTGCTGCAGGCCGCGGGAGATGGGAGTGGGGTTGCAGGCGCCATCTTGGGCGATCTTTGCGGTTTGGAATCGGTTCATGCTTCACCTCTGGCCAGTTGCCAGTCACTGATCTTTTCGTTGATGAGAGGGCGGAATGGGCCTTGAACGTCCATCGTGCCGTCGCGGTTCACCTTGATGATGACGCCGGTGATGGTGTGGTTGTCGGCCCGGCGGACGTAGTCACCGCGGCGTGGGGTCATCAGCATGCTGCCTCCAACTCTCGCGCCGCCGTCTCGAGTATCTGAGCTGGGTCGTGGTAGGCCGCTGACGTTGGGTTGCGCATCACTGCTGCCTTGCTGCGAAGGCCGGCGGCTGCTGCGAGTATCATCTGGCGGTGGCCGTCCAGTAGGGCGTTCAGGCCGGCGCAGATCTGCTCGATGCGGTCATCCGCGTCGCCGGAGATCAGGTCGAAGCTGTGGGTTTGGCCATCCTTCTCGTAGAAGGCTTCAATGATGCTGCCGGAGCCGAAGAAATCACCGCTGACTGGGCACTCATCGCGCTCGTCGCCCACTTCTCGGACGGCCACGCTGCCGGTTTCAAGCTCTGCCCAGACCAGCTGCAGATCATCGGGCAGGTCGTCGAGGCCCGATTCAGCCTTCTCGAACGCGCGGTTCAACAGCTCGGCGTCCTGGTCCTCGGCGATGCTGTAGTACAGCTTGCCCTCGTCGCTGAAGTCGATGCAGATAGCCGGAACTACCTTGAATCCTGTGAATTTCATCACCAGTTGCTCCAGAAAAAGTGGCCGTTGTGCTCGCTGATGTCGCAGTCGTCCTTCCAGACCTGCTCCCAGTCGATGTAGTGGAAATAGGGGCTGTCTTCCTTGATCTGGCCGGTCTCGACTGCGAATTCCTGCTCCATTTCGGCGCCGCTGCTGTACTTGCCACGATAGGCATCGCGTATCGTTCTGATCGGCGTGTCGTCCGTACCGAAACAGTGTTCGAACGCCTCCAGGATCTCCTGGCCTTCGTCGCCGAACTCTTCCTCAGCTTCCTCGATCCGCTTGCGGATCTCGTAGAGGCGGCTGAACGAGGTGTACTCGCCAACGCTGCCCTCGGGGAACCCTTCGAAATCATGAATCGCTGTTTCCTCGGCGGAGGGGACTTCACCGGTGCCGTGGCAGGTCTTGCAGATGCTGTCGGATTCGTTGGGGTTGATGCCGTCACCGCCGCAGGCAATGCACTCGACCATCACGTTCGGGTAAGGGCTGGTGAGGAGCACCTGCTCCTTGACGGCCCTGCTCAGATCCTCGGCATCGACATAGTCATCGAGGTCGAACCAGGCCCCGTGAAGTCGGCCGTTGTTGTAGCTGGCGAGGCATGCGACGTAGATGCGCATAGTTTCCATGATTATCTCCTTAATGCTGTAAATACAGGTCAGTCGACGAGTTCACCGGCGTGTTCTTTGATGATCTCGCCGTCCTTGAACAGGGTGACCGGCTCGCCAGAAACCCGGCCGTAGCCGGCTTTGCTGAGCCTGACGTACTCGTTGAACTCCATCCTGGCGGTGGTCTCGAGCGGGCCGCGGTAGACGGTGCCGATGTTGCCGACGATGGTTTCGTAGAGGGGCAGTGGCGTTGAGATGTTGGTTGGCATGGGTCAGTTCCCCGCCTCGGCCGCGACCTGTCGGCCGTGAATCTGCAGCCGCAGGTATCCTTCTGACTCGTGAGCCGGATCGACATCAGGCCACGCCGGCCAGATTGTCTTCAGCGCGGCGTCCACGTCATCGTCAAAACCACGACTGCAGCTGTGGTCGGCGATCAATTCGCTCGGGCTGTTTCCCCCCACGATCAGTATGGCGGCAGTCTTGTCGCCATCCTTGAGCATGCGCAGGGTGCACAGTTCGACGGCGTAGCATTCTTCGACGACCTGCTCGGTCGACTTGTCGCCGACGAACTCCCAGCCTTCGCCGTCGTCCAGCTCGTAGTGCTCCCAGCCCATCTTGCGCAGGCTGCCCAGGATCAGGCCGAGGGCCAGTTTTTCTGCTTGAAGTGACATCGTGTTACTCCTGTAATTACAGTTCTAAGCCGCCGACCGGACCGGCGGGAAAACAATCGACGCTTCCGTCTGGCTATCGTCAGCGAACCACTTCTTCTCGAGCAGCAGGTCAGTGGCGATCTCGCAGGCTTCGTCAGGCTCGACCACGCAGCCTGGCAGGCAGCTGATCACCGCCACGAAGAGCATCTCGAAGCCGGCCTGGTAGCCGACGTAGGTCACGTCGTAGCGGTCCTTGATTGCGGAGACCGGGTGCTCGGCCAGCGCGTCGTCGACCACGAAGGAGATGTCGCAGAGTTCGGGGCGGTTCATGGCGTCACCTCGAACTGTCCTGCATTTCCACAGTGGTCGCACTCACGGCACCTCATGAACGAGGTGCTGCCCCACTCGTGGTGATGGGTTGGTTCTGTCTCAAAGTTACCGTCGTCGTCTTGGAACAGGCGGGCCTCAACCTCGACGACGACGGTTAGGCTGTCACTGCTGCATTTAGGGCATTTCCAAGTCATGCCGCGCGCTCCTGCAGATAGTCATAGATGGTCAGCAGTCGGCCGATGCCAGGCGTGGCCTTGATGATCCACTCGTCCAGCCTTCCGTTCGCCCTGGCCGACTCCATGATGTCGAGCTCGGCCTGCTGATCGAATCGGTCGCCGTGCTGCTCCTCGATGTAGGCCTCCAGCAGCGTGCCGACCTGATTCAAGTCCCAGGTCTCGATGGCGCCCCATTCGTCGACGTCCGGCGAGTAGAAGCTGATGAAACCGGAGCGACTGGTGAATCGTGCGCGGGCAAGGTCGCGGAATGGTTTCTCGCTGGTCTCGGCGCGCAGGCGCTTCACCTCGTCCAGACCGATCTCGCAGAAGATGCGATCGGTCTCGAAGTTGTATTCGCGCGGAGAGTCCAAATTGACGAAGGTTATGGCGATCTTGAACTCATCGGCCAGGCCTTTGGCATATTCCGCGGCGTAGTTGGAGAGCACGAGACCCCACTGGACCATGTCGTACGCCCTGGCGAACAGCTTGTCGTTACAGACGCCGGTCTCCCAGTTGGTGAACATCTGCTGCAGGGCGTCGTCAAGGTCCGCGTCGTGGAAGCTCTGGTAGAAGCCGGAGAAGGGGATGGTGGTTAGCATTCCTCGAACTCCCCCACGAGATGGCAGCCGGTGACGTACACCGTGTCGCCGTACTGGCTCTTCAGCATGCAAAGCTCTTGATCGGTGAGGTCTTCCTCTTCGAGAAGCGCCGCGCAGAATCCATCCGCGGCCTCGCTGGTGTCTTCAGCTGCAACCAACATGGCGGTGTCGTCGTCATCGCCAGGGATGCGGCCGATGACCATGTAGATGAAGCGGCCGGTGCCGAGGATGTGTTCTGGGTGAATGATTGCTTTGGTCATTTTGCGACCTCCGGCCCGAATGTGTAGACGAGAAAGTCCCGGTTGTAGAAGCGGACGCCTGTGCGCCGCTCGTTGAGTACCGCTCGGCAGTCGTCGATGTGGCCGAGATTTTTAGGGGTGAGCCCATTAAAAATGCCTTTGAGTTCGCCTGTTTTGGTCACAGTTACCCGGTCGAACGCGTACCGATTCTTGTACGCCAGGCGGGCTAGGGTTCTGATGCTCTGCATGGAGATTTCCTCAGCGAAAGGGCGTGAACTTGGGGGCTTTGCGAGCGAGCTTGTAACCGTGCTGGTACGCCTCGTTAGCCTTCACACGGTTCTCGTCGGTCTCGAGGGCCCTGGCCCTGCGGAACCAGTCAGCGTGGAATTTGGCGCGGGCTTCGTCACCTTCGTTACGGGCTTCCGCAGCCATGCGGCCGGCTTCCACGTAGGTGCTAAGTGGGTTGAGCATGCTCAATACTCCTCGGCCAGCATGATGGTCAGCAGCCGGCCGGTCTTGGCAGGGTCGCAGGGGTCTTCGGAGCCGAACTGGTACAGCGGGTCGTAGTAGTCGATCTTCCAGAAGACCCGCTCGCCGGCGACATCCAGGGCACCGAAGTCGTGCTCGCCATACGGGTCATCACCCTCGGTGAAATCGTCGAAGGCGCGCACCGCGGCGATGATTTCTTCCTTGGCCGGGTGGTTGGCCACTCCGCTGGTCATCACCACGCTGCCGCCGATCCAGTCCTTTCGTAGTGCGTCGTTGAGCTGGGCAATCGTCGGGGTTTCCATTACTTCTCTTCCTTCAGTTGATATCCTTCAAACGCCTGCCGCTGCCATTCACGAATGGCTTGCTCGGTGGCGTCCTTCTTTTGCTGGTGAGTTTTCCCGGGCAGCCAGTGCCCGTTCCGGCGATACAAGATCTGCCAGGCCATAAACACTTACTCCTGTAATTACAGGGATCAGGCCGCGATTTGATCCTCGCGGCGTTGCCAGACGCCGACGTAGTCGATGCCCTTGGCGCGGTAGAGCCAGTCTTCCATCTCGTCCTCGGTCATGCGGGTGTCGACCCAGACCTGGGTGTAGCCTGGATCTTCTCGGTAGGCGCCGGCGTTGATGACTGACATGGTCGTCTTCAGTGGGGCGAGCCGGCGCACCAGGGTGCTTGCGGAGTGGGTCTCGACGTCGATGCCGAGGCGGTGGATTGGGGCTTTGGTGGGGATTTGTACGGCCATTAGAGCGCCCTCAGCGAATCAACGAATCGGCCACTGATCTCAGAGGTCCGCCAGCCACCATCGGTCCAAATTTCACCTGTGCCGTCTGCATCCTCCGGGCGTGGAATCGACCAGTAGTTGCCTTCAGGGTCGGTATGGGTGGCGCCGGCCGGCACTGTCGGCACGTCTTTGATCTCGTAGCCCTCCGCCGCCATAACGCCGGCGATCGCGTTGCAGGTGTCGCTGTCCCACTCCTGGCCGGACAGTAAGGACTGGATCTGGTCCAGCGTCTTGGCGGCACGGATGAAAGCGTCGTCCGGCACTCGCTCGCCTTGTTCATAGGCGTAGATCAGTTCGGATGGGGTCTTCACTCTTCACACTCCTCAATATGGGTGGTCGTACAGCCTGGGTTCGCGGCCAGGCACTGCTCCTCGGCGTCTTCCTCGCTGACCGCCTGGCAGTAGAACTCGTGCATCTCGTCCATCTCCTCGTCGCCGGCGGCGTAGAAGACCACCGTGAAGTCTCGCGGGATGTCGTCCGAGTGGTATGGCTCGATCTCGGCGCCGCAGACCGGGCACTCGTCGTTGCACTGGCAGGACCAGGTGTCCTGCCAATCGGCGTCGCAGTGGCGGTAGTAGTTGGTGAAGCGCATGGGTTCAGTCTTCATCGGTTACACCTCCATGATTCCGAAGTAGGCATACGACTCACTCAGGTCGTACCTGGCCGACCAGCGTTTGCGGTGATCCAGCGTTGCGAACATCTCCTGGGCTGACTCTCGGAGCTGCTCGTAGATATCGTCAGGGGCGTACCCGCCGTCGATGAAGAACTCGCCGGCGCCTATCTCGTGCAGCAGGTCTTTCAGAACCTCTCCGCAGCGTGGGTGCTTACTCAGGGAGATCGCCAGCACCTCTCCGCCGAAGCCCTGGAAGTAGTCGGGCAGGCATGTGTCGAGGTAGCACAGGGTGAACATTCTGGTGGCTGACCGATCACCTTCTTGATGTGTACTCATCCTTCCCACCCTCCATCTTCGTTGAACGTGTACTCATTGGCGCGGATCGACTCATCGACCTGCTCGTCGCTCGTGAGCCAGTCGTGCTCCTGCCCGAGGCGGCCGTAGATCCAGTCGGCGAATAGTCGGAGCTGGTCTCGAATCTCGCCCTCGGCGTCGCCGATGTCTCGGTAGCGATCCTCGGCGTGCTCCACCTCGACGCTCATACAACCGCTGTGCTGGTAGTGGCCGCGGTGCCGGCAGGTGGCCTCCAGCTTGTAGAACTGCTTGCTCTGAATCTCTTGTAGGGCCTGGCCGATGCTCAGCAGCTCGTTCAGCGTGTCGCCGGGTCCGAACTCGTGGAGCAGGGCCGACCGCCAGCCCTTCTTGTAGCGGTACGAGCCTTCGAAGCAGGCGCCGTCGCCCTGGCTCCAGAATCCGCTGAAGTAGATCGCCGGCGTGTGCTTACCTTTGCGGTCAATGTCGATGCCCAGGTGCTTGGCGGCGGTGTCAGCCTGCTCGTAGACGCTGTCCCACCAGTCGTAGTCGAGCTGGCCGTTGCGGTACCACTCGCGGGCTTTCTCCTTCGCGGCTTCGGAGAGCTCGTCGAAGGTGTAGATGAGGTATTGCTTGAGTGCTGGCATGGGTCAGTCCTTCCACAAACTGTCAGCAGTCAGCGCCGCCTCACGCAGCGCATCCTCGACGTCACCCGGGATCAGGTAGTTGCGCAGGTAGGCGCACTTGTCGTACTGGTTCAGCACGTCGAGGTTGTCAGGCAGCATGTGCCCGTCGACGCGCACCACGTTGCTGACGCCTCGATCAGCGTCAACGAAGGCGACGATATTGCCTCCACCGACTTCACGCAGCAGGAGCGCCCAGGCGACGCGCTGGCCGTGCTTGGTGTATTCGCGGCCGGTGTTGAATGTGTGGATTTTCATGGTCAACCTCTCTTCTGCCGCAGGCGGGCACATTTGCTGTGATCGATCTTGTTGCCACCGCCGCGGCGCCGGCCGCAGATGTCGCAACGGTTGGTGAGGCGCTGGTCGAGGCCGCGGGCGCCCATCGGTTGGGGTTTCCAGGTCATTGGCCACCTCCGGCGCGGAAGGAGTAGGTGCAGCCGCCGGTGACGATGGTTCCTGGCTTGCGGCGCTCGTACCACTGAGCCGGCACGCTGACCTGCCTGCAGGGCACGCCGTCTTTGGCCAATACGATGCGCTGGAAGCTGTGGTCGGCCATCGTGCGAGGGATCTCGCGCACCACGGTATGGGGCACGCCGTCAACGTAGAGGGTGGTCATCACGCCGCTCCCTCAGCCAGCGCCGGCCCGTCGACGAACTGAAACTGCTCGTCCAGCTCGAAGTAGGTGCCTCCCATAGAGCCTTCCAGCTCGCTGTGCAGGTGGTGCAGGCGCTCGTCCAGGTAGGTCACTTTCAGCTGGCTGTTCAGCATGCCGACGTGCTCCCACTCGTCCTGGAAGCGCTGCTCCAGGTGCATCGGGTGCTGGCCGGGGCGCATGGGGTAGGGCATCAGGTAGAGGCGGCACTGGCTGCTGCCAGGGGCCACGACCAGCGTGTAGCGGGTCTCCAGGCGCAGTTTCCAGCCCTTCTTCTCGGCGGTGCCGCCGCTGCGGACGATCTGACCGAGGCGCATGGCCTCGGCGGTTTCGTTGGCGTTCCAGCCTCCGCCGCAGAGGTTGAGCAGCATCTGCTCGAGGCGATCGGCAGGGCCTTTGGCGACCATGCCGTCGGGGTTGGTGACGATGAGTTGTCGGGTGTCCATGTGAATTCCTTATGTTTTTATGTACTTATGTAAATACAGGTTGGAAGTCAGCCCAGCCGATTCGACGGCCAGACGTGTTTGGTACCTTTGGGGTGGCGCACCTCGATCCACCGGTAGTCCTTGCCTTGCAGGGGCTCACCTACGCTGACGACGGTGCCTTGGTAGCCGGCGTCGCCGCGGTCGGCTGGGCAGCGGACGATCTGGCCGACGAGGAATCGGCGTGGCTCACTCATCGGGAATCCCCTTGTTTGCCGGCAACTCGCCCTTCACGCGGCGGGCGCAGCTGTCGATCTGGAACCAGCCTCCGCAGCGGCACTTGTACTGCTCGCCCTGGACGTCCTCCACGTCGTCGCCATCTAAGCCGGTGATCTCTTGGCAGTGTGGGCAGCGGCAAATCAGGCTGCGGTCGTAGTCGCGGGCGACGTGGTGCACGTCGTAGATGTAGTCGTCAGCCATCACGTCAGCTCCTCTCGCATGAAATTGACGATCACCGCAGCGGCCTGGACGCAGCGAGCTGCTCGTGGCTCACCCCTGCGGGCTAGTGCTCGAAGTGTGGTTCTCTCTCCTGCTTCCTGGGTCAGCACGCGGTCGTAGAACTGTTGCATCAGCGTTGATGCAATGGCCTCTACTCGTTGGGCGTCTTCCTGCTCGTATACGTCGGAAACGTTCTCCATGAGGCTCATCAGCTTTCCCCTCTCGCCAGTTTTATCACCGACTCGGCCACCCAGTACTCCTGGCCGATGGCGATCGGCGGGGTCATCTGCAGGCGATTCCAGTTCAGCACCTTGTCGCCAAGAAACAGGCCACTGGCCTCCTCTGCGGGCCTCGGCGCCGCATACAGCGGGCGCACTGCGAAGCCGTCGCGCTTGGCCAGCTCGACCCACTCCGCCCGGATGTCCCACCATGTGCCGTCGGCGGCCTGGTACTGCCAAAGGGCGATGGGCTGGGTGACGATCCACTCGATGACCCGGCGCGCGGCCGACTCGGTGTCGTACCAGTCGGTGCCGAGGATCTCCCGGGAGAGGTCGTGGCAGGGGCCGGCTTGGGTGTTGATTTCTTCGCGGGTGCTCATCGTGGGTACCTCTGCTCGTCGATTTCATCCAGCATCTGGTCCAGGCGTTCACCGCTCGGGCAGTCGGCGCCCAGCTTGACGTTGGCCTTGGGGTTGACCACCACGGCCAGCGGTCCGTCGTTCCAGTGCATCTGGCGGAGGGTCTGGTAGCGGCGGGCGTCTGGTTCGAGGGCCCCAATGACGCGCTCCTGGCCCATCACGGTTTCGCTGAGTTGCTCGCACTCTGCTTTCAGTCTGGTGTTCTCAGCGCGCAGCTGCTCGACGAGGCGCTTGGAGTGCCTGGCGACCTCAAAGGCGTCCGGTTGTTCGCAGCCGCAGTGCGTCGGATGCCCTTGCGGCATCATGCAGGGCTTACTCATCACGGCCTCCGGCGGACAGGGCGGCGCGAATCACGCTGTCGGCGAAGTCCGAAAAGTCTCCGTCATGGCGGCTGTATTCGGCGATTGCCGCGTTGCGCATGGCCTCAGTTACTAGCCCGCTATGCTTCGGCTGCTGCTCGGTCTGCGCGATGGGGGCGGCGAAGTTCGGCTCGGGATCGACAGCAAGGATTGTCCATGACCCGTCACTCTCTTCCTGAACCCCTGCAACTTTGCAGAAGAGTCGGTTGAATGCGTCATCATCGCCGGTTGATACGTCAACGCTAACGGTCATCTTCTCGACAAGATCAAGGCAGTTGCTGAGAACCGGCTGCTGCCCGGTCTGCGCGATGGGGGCGGCAACGTGTGTCTCGGCCAGAATCCGATAGCGGCCGCTGCATTTAGGGCAGGCTGCTCCCATCGCGTTCTCTTTGCCGCAGTCAGGGCACTGATCCTCGACCGGGCTTGGCCCGCTCCAGTCACACATCGCGCACGTCGCGTCTGTCGGGTGAGCGTCGTTGATGCCGACATGACCGCAGTCGGTGCACTCGCGGCACTCAACGTAAGCAGGCTGCTGCTCGGTCTGCGCGATGGGGGCGGCGTAGAGCATGGCCTGATAATCCTCCCGCGCCATCTTCATGGCTTCCTGGCGCAGAGGCTCAAAGGTTGAGGTTGTGACGGCCGCCAGCATTTCTGCTGTAGGTTGAACAGGAACCAGCTTCCAGCCCTCCGGCACAGCCACCGGCTGCTGCTCGGTCTGCGCGGGGCGGGTGAGTGCTGCGACGATGCGCTCGTGCTGGGAGACGGTCATATACTCCCCGTCGTCATCCTCGGTCATATACGCCTCAACCTCAGAGGCGCGCCCGCAATGCGGCACGCTGGTCGTCGGGCTGAACCGCTCCACCGCCTCCCGCTCATCCTGCACCGGGGCTTGCTCGGCTTGCAGTGATATCGCAGCGCGGATACGCTTCAGCAGCTCTTCTCCTGCGGGGAGCATCGGCGCCTCAATGTGCAACGCCTGTTCCTCCAACATGTCGAGTGCCTGTTGCAGTAGCGTCTTCTGGTTCTCGCTCACTTCACACCTCCCTTCGGCTTATATGCCGTGGCCAGCTCGTAGCTGCGGATCAGGTCCTTCCTTAACGCCTCGATCGTCTCGTCACTCAGGCCGTCGAGGATGACCACCGGCTTGATGATCTCCCGGCCGCCGAGCGCGGTGAGCTGCAACAGGACGCCGGATGCCATCATGTGGTCGGTCCTGGACTTCTCGATGTCGCGCGAGGCTTGGGCATAGGCGCAGGCCAATTGGGCCTTGAGTTCGAGAACCTGGTGCTCCAGGTCCTTGCGGGTTGGCTTCTTGGGCTTGGTGGGCTTGGTGGGCTTCATGGAAGCAACTCCTTGGGCACCTGCACCACGTCGCCTAGCTTGCTGGCGACGAGGCAGCGCATGGCGGCGATGAGGGGCGTGGGGCCGAAGACGATCCAGTTACCATCGTAGTTATGGATATGGGCTTCGCATTTGGTTTCGGGCTTAGACTCCAGCCAGACTTTAAGCTCGAAGCCGCCCATCTTGTCGATCAGCGGCCCGCCGTAGCGCCAGTCGGTCGATGGGCAGTAGTTCTGTTGCTCTGACCAGCCGCTGCTCAGTACCCGGTCCCTGCCGTTGAGGGTGAACCACCAGCACGCCACCGTATCGAAGCGCAGGTTGGTGGCGCCTTCAGACATAGCCACAGCCCAATCCAGGGCCTTGCCTTCCAGCTCACTGGTCTTCACTTCGATCATGTCCGCTTCTCCAACAAAGGCCGCGCCGCCATCAGCGCATCGTTCAGCAGGCCGACGTCCACCGGCACCTTGGCCAGGTACGGCAGCAGCTGGTCGAGTGAGGCGACGCACTTGGCGAGGGTCAGTTCGAGCACATGGATCGTCTCGGCGTCCTGGACTTTGCCCTCGAGCAGTCGGTCATTCTCGGCCTGCAGCCTGTCTCGCTCGGCGACCACCTTGGTGTACATCTCGTGAAGGTCGAGGTAGTCCTGCTGCCAGTTCTGTTCGGTGATGCTCATATCCTAATTCCTGTATTTACAGTTGATTACGCCGCAAGCGGCTTGATGTGGGAGCAGTGCTGGCACTGCCACCCGCTCTCGGTCATCACCATCGGCTTGTAGTGACACTTGGGTGCCGGACCGAAGACGAATGGCTGGCCCGGGAGGATGCCCAGGGCATCGGTGGTCCGCTGGACGATGTTCAGCGCACACTGGATGACCGCTTTGTCATCTGGTAGCCGGGCCAGCGCCTTCATTTTGGGCTGCTGCTCCCGCACCACCTTTCCGGCGAGGCGGTGGGCCGTGGCCCGGACGGCTGCCGCAGTGCCGTGCTCGCGGAGGACGAGGGCCATGACCAGGACGGTGTCGACGCTGTTCATTTGCATGGAGGCCGTCCGGAGCTTCCAGGTCGGGATGTTGAAGACGTTCATCATTTGCCTCGGCCGTCGGTTTTTCTCAGCATCTTCTGTTCAACCTTCGGTTGTAGTCCTCGGTCATTTCCCTTCCCCTCTCGCAGCGATCATTGCGTCGGCCACTTCGTAGCACCACCGGGCGAAGTCACCTTTGTGGTCTGTTGGGTTGACGCTTGGGTCAGCGAGCGAGCCCTGCATCGCCTTGGCGGCGAAGTAGTCGCGCAGGTCATGCCTGGGGCCGGCAGGTTTACCACCCGCTCTGGTTTCGTTGGGTCTCTGTCGTCCAGAAACTCGAAGCCTGGCACCGGAAACGCCGGCCCGCCGGTTGGTCGGTTGCTCATGCGAATGCCTCCTGCGCGGTGTTGTGGTGATGGTCGTCAACCTCCAGCACACACCACACCGTCCAGCCTTCAGCCCGTGCCGCTTTCTTGGCCTCGATCTCGGCTTCCAGGCGGCTCAGCGTCTTCACCGTCTTCTCGAATCGCTTGATGGTCCCGCCATCACGGCGCACTGACAGCGTCACGGTGATTGCAGGTTGTTCCTGTCTCTCGATCAGCTGCTTGGCCTTCACTCCAGACCCGAACAACGCCCGGCGCATCTCCTGTTCAATAACGTGAATTCCCATTTTCTAATTCCTATGTATTCGTATATTTCTTTATTTAAGGGTTGGCTTTTACCAGAACTTCCGCTTTCGTCAGCACGCTGTACTCCTCAGCTTCTCGCACCGCCTCGAAGTGGTGTCGGTTCACCTGGCCGTCCTTGGCTGCGGACATACAGAACGCCGTGCTCAGCCGATCCTCTCGGACCCACGACGCGCCTCCATCGCCAAACACCATGGCATCGCCCATCGCGGGATCGGCCCGGGCAATGATCAGGGCGTGCCTGACACTGTGTGGCACCGTGGTCAGCGTCTTGCTGCGTGGGCTGATCCTCTTGCGGACCAGGTTGCAGTATTCGGCGAAGTCGACCCAGCGGTCCTGGGCGTAGGTGCCGGTCCGGGCGATTTCATCAATGATCCGGGTGACCGCCAACATGAACCTCGGGCTCACCCACATGGCGTAGGCGTAGACCAGTTCTTTGGCTACGAAGGTGCCTTGGTCTTTGCCTTTGCCGAGGACCACTTCAACGGGCGAAAAATTTAAGCTCCTCAGATCTGAGGAGCTTAAATTTTTGGTCAATTCTTGACCGATCCTCAGATCTGAGGAACGCTCCAATTCCAGCGCTTCGATGAGTGCCTTCGTAGTGTCGAGGCGCAGGAAGTTGGAAGGCTGATGCTTCGACCCACCTCCCGCCACCTTGTGCAGGTCGTTGAGGTTGTAGCGCCCACTGTTGTCGAGGTGCAGCTCTGCTTGGCGGCTCTCGAAGTCGATTTTGATAATGTCAGACATGCGTAACTCCTGTAATTACGGGAGCCACCGAATAGGGTGGCAGGCTGAGAGTGGGTTGGCGAACCGGTGGAGAACGGACAGCCGAGCGTAACCGGCAGACCCTCGCAGGTCTCCCACTCTCAGCCCGCCATAAACGGGCTAATCCAGACTGTCCGCTCCTTTTCCCGGTCGCCAAACCAGGGCCTCAGTGCGCTGAGGCGTCGCTATCATGGCAGTGTTCCTGTATTGCTGTAAATACTTGTGATTTCTAAAGACCCGCACATTGTGCGGGTCTTTAGGGTACCTACGTGACGTAGGTACCCCCAACTCCGCTGCAGGCCGCGTGGTTGCTGGCAAATAACGATTCGTTATTTGCCGGTTACAGAGCTGACCCGCACATTGTGGGGGTCAGCTTTTTCGTCCTCGTGAAGCGTGGCGATTCAGGTCGTGTGAGTCGCGAAAGAGGGTACCCGCACATTGTGCGGGTACCCTCCGCAGGCCGCATGGTTGCTGGCAACTACCGAATCGGTATTCGCATAAAGTTCGATTCGCTAGTCCTCCAACTCCCTATTCCCACCCTTGCGCCACTCCTCAGCCACCCGACAACCACGCACCCGCATCAGCCGCTTCACCCGCTCGCCGCGCTTCTCCAGCAGCTCTTCCATCGGCTTCAGACGGGCCTCGAGCAGGCGCAGCTCCTTGATCAGCACGCCCCTTCGGGACTCCTTCTTCAGGTCTGCCTCTGCCACCAGATCAGCCAGTTCTCCCACGGTCGCGCTGGTCAGGTAGGTGACTCCGCGGCGCTCCAGGTCCTTCTCGGCATAGCGGACGTATGCCGCCGGCGACACACCAGACAGCGTCGCCAGGGCGAACAGTGTCGTTGCGCCGATGTAGGCGTGGCCTGTGCCCAGCGCGCTTATGATCATTCGGCAGGTGAGCGCCATCAGGTCGTCGTCGGGGTCCGCGGTAGATCGGCCCTCGTCGAGCACCCCCAGGTCCAGGTCCCAGACACCGCGCACCACGCGCTCCGCAGCGCCTTCGTACGGTATGTCGCCGTCCTCGATCATCTGTGCCACGTCAGGGGCGACGCCCCTCACCTCCACAGCCAGCTCGCGCAGCCGTTCCAGCACTCCCTCCTTTACCTCGATCAGGCGCTTGGCCAGGTCGTCCTCGTACAGCGTGGACCTCAAAATTGCGTGGGCTAGGGGCAGCGTTCCTTCCGGTCCGGCCAGGTCCAGGGCCAGCGATTGGCGCACGCTGTAGCCCGTCCTTTTGCTGCGCTCTGGCAACCGGTGGAAGGGCGGGAGCCCGCCGTCCTGCACCTCGCCATAGCCGACGTGGGCCAGTGCCGCTGCCAACCCTTGGCCGTCGTATTCCATGCCAGCGCCTGCCAGGAACCGTGCAACGGCGCGGTCGACGCTGTTGTAGCTGCCCAGCAGCAGGTTGCAGGACAGGCGGGGGCTGACCGATCGCATGTCCTCGGGGAACAGGGCGGTGCAGCGCATGGCGATCTGCATCAGGCGGCGGGAGCAGTGGTAGAGGGAGACCTCGCCCGGGTTGTAGATGGGGGGTTCGGCGTTGCCGTCGGTGGCAGCCTCTGCCTGTTGGGCGGTGTCGTCCTCTGCCTGTTGGGCAGCCTGGATAGGCAGCGGCGGCACCCTCTTCGGCGGAATGAACGCCGGCACATCGTCCCAGCTCCACAGGCACCTTCCGACGTACTGCGCCAACATCCTTTCGGTGAACGGCCCGCAGGCCATTGGCGCGAACGCCGGCTCGCTCAGTGAGGCATAGGCATACGACAGGCTTTCCGCCATCGCGCAGGCTACCTCTGGCGCCCTCAGCCCGTAGTTGGCTCGCACCGACTTGCTCGACGGGCAGAGACGCTGCTTGGGGAAACCCTTGGGCGTGGCGGGCAGCGACTGCAACTTGACCCGCACCTTTCCGGTGGGGCTTTGGAGGGTGGATAGGGTGGCGTTGGCCATGTCGTCCTCGGTGGCGATTAGCGTGAAAGCAAAAACCTCAGCGAATGGATAATTCCATAGCTGGATGAGTGAAAAATGAGCTAATTGGTTAAAAAGTGTACAGCAAGTCTTCGGCCCCATAGGCCGAATGGGGGCACGTTTTTAAGCGAATGGGGAGTGAAATGTCCGGCCTTGTCCTGTGGATAACTCTCGGATTTTTTCAGGGGCAAAAATTCCGTGGGGGAGTAAGGGTGGTTCTGAGGGAGTTGTTATGCCAGTTTTCGTATGTTGTTATGTACCGAGAGAAAATTCTATGTTTTTGATTGCGGGAATTGGGCGATTTCTGTCTGGGGTTGGCCGACGTTGTCGTCCTCAGTACCGGCAAAACAGTAGAAAAACGACCCTTTGTTATGTTTGTGCCCAGGGAAGTGCAAAAAATTTGCGATACCCCTAATTATAAGGACAACGGCGCTTCGAGAAAAAATTTCGTCGATGTCCTAATCATAAGTGATACCCACTTTTGCTAGCACAAAACTATATTCCCCAGGCCCCCTGCTAGGCCCTATACCTATATATATATATAAAATAAATAAATAAATATTATATATATAGAAAGAGCCTATAAACCCTTATGCGTATATTGATGTATACGCATAATCTCATCCATCCAGCCCTTCCCGGATCTGGACGAGGACCTCCTCCTCAATCCATTCACCCCTGCTCACCGCTTTGGAGAGGGCTGCGAGGGCGGCAACCCGGCCCGGCGTGAGAGCTGCCCGTGCCCCACCGATCGACCTGACCGCCAAGGCGCCTAGGACGTCGATGGTGAAGCGTTCCCCACCTAAGCAGAACCCAGGTAGCCCTACGCTGCGAACGACGTCAGAAGCGGCGCGCAGCGCGTTGTGGAACGACACCCGGTTATCCGACCTCACACCCATCGCTGCGACGAGCTGCTCGAAGGTGATGTGCTCGATGCGCTGCGCGACCCTGCCCAGGCGATTCTGGCGCACTGCCCAGCGCTGCCGGTCCGGCTCGTCGCCGAACTGGTCGATGAGCCACTCACCGAAGTCCTCAGCGTCCTTGCGGCGCCGACTGAGGACGAGGGCGACCAACGCCCTGACCTTGACGCTGGGCTTGCCGTAGTGGCTGTCGATCTCGCTGTCGCCGACGCGGCGTCTGAGGGCGTCGGTGTCACGGTAGCCAAGGATGGGCAGCACCTGCTCGACCAGGAAGCAGTAGTGGAGGTCGGTCGAATCGGTGACGAGGTCGAGGTCCCGATCCTTGAAGAGGAGCTTTCTCACAGCCTGACCTCCTTGACGAACGTGATGGCGCCCTCGTCCTCGTCCTCTTCGAAGAGCGCGACGATACCGGCGCCGATCATCAGCGGGATGGCCACCAGCAGGATGAGGGCGAGCAGGGCGCCCATGGCCGGGTCGAGGCCGAGGGCGATGAACCAGTGTGCAAGCTGCTGAGTGATGCTCATATCGACGCACTCCGTTATTAATGTATTCGTTTATTTACAGGTCAGGCTGCAGTGGATCGCCAGAAGGCCCAGGCGGGCGGCGGCGGGTCCTGATGCACGAGGTACACCGGCACTTCATCGTCAACGAGGACGCGGCCGTCGCCCCATACCATGGCGGAGCTGTGGCGCACGCTGCGGAAGCTGACCGGGTCAAAGACTTCGGCCGCGACGCGGACGAAGTCCTGGTCCAGGACGAACGAGACGACACCGGCGAGCTGCCCGTCCTCGTCCAGGAGGTGGGCGCGGGAGGCGCCAGGCCGGTTGCTCTGGAACGGATCGAAGTCGAACATGTGGAGATCCTCGTGGCTCGTGGCCACCTTTACGTGCGGTTTACCTTGGCCACCTTTACGTGCGGCCTACCTTGGCCACCTTTACGCACCGTCACCCCTACGACCAGCGGAACGGGACGCCGAGGTCGATGAGCTGCTCAAGCGCCCAGGAGTTCGCGCTATGCCGGCTGCGGCAGTCGAAAACAAGGGCGTCGCACAGGTCGCTGGTGAGCCGGCTGCCGTCTGGGAAGTCCACGATGGGCCTGCGAATGACCACCGCGGTGCCTTCGTCGTCCTCGACGAAAAAGGCGATCTGTACGAGGCACCCAGCCAGCGCCAGGTCCTCGAGCTGTGCCTCTACCTGACGTCCCATCACGCGGCTCCCAGTTGGTCAACGGCGCGCAGCTGCTCGCCCAGGGCTTTGGCCAAGGCGTCGAAGTCGATGGCCTCGCCACGCTGCTCCATGAGCGCGGCGATCTCCTGCGGACGCTTGGCCAGCGCAGCCACCATGTCGCGCTCACCGAGTTCGGCAGCGACTGCGGCGGCGGCCGGTAGGGCACCGGGATTCTCCAGGTAGTCGGACAGCTTCAGGCGGCGCATCTTGATCACGCTGTTCGACCGGTACGGCCGGAAGTTGTGGCGCTCGGCGCAGAGGTTCTGGACCTTCTTGAACGCCGCGCCGTTGAAGTCGGCCGGGATGTACATGTGGTGGGTTTGGCCGGTCAGGGCGTGGGTGACGCTGACGAAATAGACGTTAGGCAGCGGCAGGTCGGTGTCTTGGCTGGCAAGCTGGTTCGGTTGCATGGCGTGATTCCTTCAGGTGTGAGCCGGTTCTGGCGGTGAGGTTCCCGTCACCTATTGGGTGAAACTGCCGGCGTTTTGGTGGTTTCGGCTCTATTGCCGGTATTTTCCGGTACTTTTGCCGGAATTTTCAGAACTTTTTCAGCGGCCTTTCGGCGGCTTTCTCCAGGGCGCGGCGCGCGAATGTGCGTGCACGCGCGCGCGCGAAAAGAAAAAGCCGCCCGAAGGCGGCTTAGGTGGTCAGCCAGGACAGTGACCGGGCGTCGAGCGGACGCCAGCCGGCGGCCTTGGCCAGACCGGCAAGCCCGGCGCGGGCCGCCAGCCGGTCGCCGGCTGCCAGCGCCCGGTCCAGCGCCAGATCGGCGGCGCACACTTCGAAAAGGGCGCCGATGGTCCGGGCGCCCCCCTTGGCGTCGCGGACCACTTCGCGGATTGCGGCTAGTTTCATCGTGTGAACTCCAACGGCGCCCCGTTCGGGGCGCCCTTATTTACAGGTTAATGGGCGAGTTTAAACGGCCTCGACTTTGCCACCGGCGCGCTTCGACTTGCCAGCCTGACCGCTTTTCAGCAGCTCGGACACTTTGGCGGTGTCTACCGGCTCAGCGTCGGCTTTCAGCTTGGCGGTCAGGCTGACCAGTTCGGCCTGCAGCTTGAGCACGTCGGCCAGAAGTGTATCGGCCTCCTCGACGCTGGCAGACAGGCGCTTTTGTTGGATCGCTTCCAATACTTTGCCAATCTGGCCAGTGACGGTCGCCGCTTTCAAGGTGACCGGCTTTTGTTCCTTTTCCGCCTTTTCCAGTGTGCGCCATTCGTCGAAGGTCAGGGCGAAGTCGGCGGCCTCGACAATGGCCGGTTTGCCGTCGCCGTCTAGGTTCGCCGGATTGGCAAACTTTTGAAAACGCGGATTATCAGCCTTCATCCTGGCGACGATATAGCGGCCGGTTTTAGCGTCGAGCTGGACTTGTGGCGCGTGCGCTTTGATATACGCGGCCACTTCTCCGCCCAACTTCGACAGCTTGCCAGTGGTCAGGCGAAAGGCGCCGTTTTGCAGCATGGCATTCAACGGCTCGATGTTGTGATGAGCGACCGCGTGAATCGCGCAGTAATTCGCCCATACGGTGATCGCCTCGGATTGATTGGCCAGCGACTTGCCAAAGGCTGCGACTTGCTGGGCGGTGATGACTTTGCCGCGGACGGTGATGGTTGCTTTATTGGCTTTGGACATAGTGAATTCCCCTATTCTTGAATACTTTCTGCAATGCGCCGGCCAATCCGGCGCATTGTCGAAGGTACTATTCCAGCGGCTGCCATCGCAGCCGCTGGGTTCGTTTCCTTGCTCCGGTCGATAGGGCCCGTTCGGGGCGCCGTGCGCCGCTCGACTTTGGCGCTATTGCCGACACTGGCAGCGATAGCAGGCGAGCGACACACAAAAGGCGCAAGGGGGGCGCAGATCGAGGGTCGGAGCGTTGAATTGTTAATGATCCGGCAACCTGTAAATACAGGTTGCCCAATGCAGAGCAGGCCGTCGTTTCGGTCGTCAGGCAAGGCTCCGCCCTGCATGCCCGTAGGCTGCAAAGCAGGGGCGCCGTGCCCGCCGGGGCGCATATCGTCTGGCGTGTCGTCTCTTGCGCTTTGGTTCCACTATCGGCAATCGGCGCCAGTGTCGCCGAAAGTTCGCCCGATAGTGGTAGCGCCAGCCCTTGTCAGACAATGGGCGAGACTATCCGCAACGGCGCAAGCTGCGCCGTCGTGACTCAATATGCGCCGCTCGGTCAGAGCGGCAAGCTAGCAGGTTTAAAGAACGGTCGAGGCAAGCGCAAGGCGAGCCGCGCGGGGCGATGGAGCCAGCCCCGGTGGCCATCAGTAAATGCCTGACCACGAGACGAACTATACGCAAGCAAAACGATAGAAACAAGCGCCAAGCATGGAAAAGCTAAGAATATAAAAGCATAAGAACATATCCCCGCCCCATCTTTTTGGTTATAGAACCTCCAGGCAGCCCGCCTACCTCCGCGAGCAAAATTTTTGCAAATTCCGTATGTGATTATGTTGTTATCACAGTAATTCGCCGGTGTTCGCTAAAAGTTGCACAGTCAGGCTTTACAACGGCCTCCTCGCTGACTACCCTCCGAATCTTCAAATACAGGTTTACAGGTTCACAGCCTGAAATCACACCAGATCGGAGTCCTCAATGAGCTACGCCACCAAGAAAGACCTCGTCGCCGAAGTCGCCAGCGTCACTGGCCTGACCAAAACAGCTGCCAAGGAAGCCGTCGAAGCCACCCTGGCCGGCATCAGCAAGCTGACCTTCGACAAGGGCCACCTCACCCTGCGCGGCTTCGGCAAGTTCCGCGCCCGCCGTTACGCAGCTCGCCTGGTCAAAGGCGGCGTAGTCGGCCACGAAGTGCAAGTACCTGCCCGCACCGTCCTGACCTACAGCGCCAACCCCGACCAGACCCGCGTCGAGGCGTAAGTGGGCGTAGTCATCCTGCTCAGCTGTGTCGGCGCGACCGGCATAGCCGCATGGCTCCTGATGCGAAAGGCCCTCCAGGAGCTGGAGTCGGCCTGCCGCTGCGCCACCTACAGCGACGGCAGCTGCACCACCTACAGCGACGGCAGCTGCACCACCTACAGCGACGGCAGCACAGACGCTGCGAAGGACGCGGACCAATGACCCCCGAGAATTTCTGCCTGATCATCGGCGGTGGTAGATGCTGAACCGCCCCGACACCACCGACGAATCCCGCAGCCGGCGCCAGGTCAACCCACACACTGACCTCACGCCGTACGGCCGCAGTGACGAGCTGGGCGACGACCCCAGCCTCCACCGGGCCGTGCAGGACGTCATCGGAGCACTGCGGCAGGACATGCTGTCCTCGGACATCCAACGATCGATCATCGATGCGATGAGCCCGTCTGCGCGCCGCGACATGGTGGCCAAGATCGCCGGCCTCGAGGCCAGTGTCCTGATGACGTTCAAGCAGCAGATCCAGCTGGTCGACACCGTACTGCGCCGGATCGTGAACCCGGATGGCACAGTCACGGCCACCGCCGAGGACTACGACATCCCGCTGAAGGACGCCATGAACCTGTCGCTGAAGGTGACCCAGGTGATGGTCCGCGACCTGCCAAAGATCTACACGATCGACCGAATCCAGAAACAGGAGGAGGCGCTGCGCCGCGTCATGGAGTCGCACCTGACCAGGCCGCAGCAAGAGGCGTTACTAGCGGAGTTGGAGCGAATTGAGATGGGGGAAAGCTGATCCGACGAAAGGATTAATCCGCGATTTCTGCTGAAATAACAGCGATTACAGCAGGCTCATATAGCAGCCTGTACGAAAAGTGGACATTTCGCAGTGTGACAAAATAAAGGCGCCAGAGCATCATCTGCTCCCGCCGATAACCATAATGTCAAAAAGACATCACAAGGCAGCCTTGCGGGCACAGATCTGACTTTCACAACTTGGAATGCAACACGATGGAAAAGTACCTGATGTTCGGTTTTCTGCCGATTCGCGTCTCCCCGGAAGGGACCTGGACAGCGGACACAGGCAGCCGATTGGTAGACCAAATCGCAAATACAGGTGCCCGCATGGCCCTGCTGTTTATCGACTCCCTGGAGCGAGCGTTCGACGTGCACCTACCGGTGAGCGTGGTGCCGGCCCAGGAGCTGCCAGCAACACAGATGTAAGGAGGCGGGAACGAGATGACGGCTTCTGCGGCTAGTAGACTCAGGATGCAGCTCAACCGCGAGGAAGGGATGCGTGAGCTGGACAAGGTCGTACTCAAGTACGGCCGAGTCAACGGGAAGCCGTACTCTTTCAAGGACCACGAGTTCCAGCAAGAGATCATTCGAGACACCAGCGCTCGAATCGATGTCCAGAAGTGCTCCCAGGTGGGCCTCTCCGAGGTGATGGTTCAGAAGACCATCGCCATGGGTGCCACGATGAAGCACATCCGGATCATCTTCACGCTGCCGACCCGCGATATGGCGATGCCGTTCTCCAAGGACCGCTTCGACACTGCGATCGACAGCTCAGACTTCTACAGCGGGTTGGTCCACAAGGCCAGCAACAGCGCGAGCCAGAAGAAGATCGGCACCTGCACGCTGTATATCACCGGCTCGTTCGGTGCCAACAGCGCGATCTCGGTGCCGGCCGAAGTGGTGATCAGCGACGAAGTGGACTTCTCCAACGAGGTCGTGCTCGGCAAGCTGAACTCCCGCCTGCGCCACGCCAGCATGGTGGACGAGATGGGCAACCGTGGCATGCGGATGCGTTTCTCGACTCCGACCGTTGACGACTACGGCGTGAACAAGGGCTTCCTCGCTGGCAACCAGATGCACTACATGGTCAAGTGCCTGGGCTGCAAGCAGTGGGTTCTCCCTGACTTCGACCATGACTTCATCGTCCCGGGGTTCGACGACAGCATCGTCAAATTCGGCCGCGAGGACGTCAGCGATCCGCGTTTCCGTATCCAGGAGTCGTACATCAAGTGCCCATGCTGCGGCAAAGACCTGCAGCAGGCACTGCTCAACCCCGATCGCCGCCAGTGGGTGGCCAAACGGCCGGACGTATGGGACCACAGCTACCAGGTATTCCCCTGGGACGTGCCCAAGTACAACACGCCGCCGGCGATCATCAAGCAGATGGGTGACTACCCGCTGCGCAGCGACTTCTACAACTTCGTCATCGGGTTGCCTCACAGCGACGCCGAGAACAACTTCACGGTAACCGACGAGCACCGCAAGCGGGTCAGCGACGTCGATCTGTGGATATACAAGCAGTGGGCAGTGACCTGCCAGACCATCGGCGGCATGGACATCGGCAAAGTCTGCCACTTCGTCGTCAAGGCGAAGGTTGGCCGCCACTGGCACGTCGTCTGGGCCGAGAAGATTCACAACACCCGGGAGAATCCGGCGACCGGCCAGGTGATCGAGCGCTACGACTACTTCCGCATGGCCATGCTGTGCATCGACGCCGGGCCAGACATCACCCTGGTCAACAGCCTGGTCGGCGCCCGGCAGGGTATCCGCGCCGTGGTCTACGTCGGCAAGGTCAGCGGCATTCTGCCGATAGACGAGAAGGCCGACGGGATGGTGGTAAACGCGGATCGGACGAAGACGCTATCGCTGCTGCTGAACAAGCACAACGCAGGAGAGATTCACTACCCGATGCGCGAGGAGATCACCAAGGAGATCTTCGAGCACCTCAAGACCACCAAGAAGATTCGCGCGAAAGGGCCGGACGGGGAGATGGTCGAGCGGTTCATCAAGACCAACGATACCGACCACTGGGTGCATGCCCTGAACTATGCCAACGTCGCAGCGCTGCTGGTCGAGGACCTCGGCCTGTCGGCGATTATCTCGGCGCCGCCGAGCGTTGGAAAGGTCAAGGTTGGGAGCAACGCCGGCAACAAGCCAGTGGCCAGGACCGGCTGGTGATCAAGGGTTGCACAGCTTCTCGTTGAGCTCGTCCACCGGCGAATCGCTATAGCGGTCACGCAGCTCGATCACCTTCGCCTGGAGGATGAAAGGTGCCCACTCAGCCCAGCGGCCGTCCGCCGTCTGGTACTTCACATCTCCGCATACGACGCCGGGCGCACCGTCGGCGACGTTCCTGAACTGCACGCTGCTCGGGTTGCCGATGAAGTTCGTGTTCTTCGCGGCGTCCATCAGGCGGCTATCTGTCTCGTCTTTGCACGCTGTCAAAGCCAGCAGCGCCGCGGCAGTGAAAATAATTTTGCGCATGCTTCGCACCTTATCCCTGTGATTTCTGAGGGTAGCGGCAATCCGCCATTTCAGGCAACCCCCCAGGGTAAAATAGCCTATTGCGTCAAGGGGTTACATCCACAATAATCCGCCCAATTCCTGTAAACCTGTAAATACAGTTAATGGCGAAACGCTCACCAGGTTCGGCCTCATCTCGGTACCAGCAAGCTGGTTCGAATGTTGTGCTGCCTACGAGAAACCTCGCAGGTAAGGCCAGAGCGAAGCGCCCAGGATCCGACTTCGACCGGGGTCAGTCGATCCGAAACGAACTCAACCAGTACGTTTCGAAGGCGATCCGCGATATCCGTGAGCGGTCCGATGTCAACGACATCATCCGCACACTGATGCGTGAGGACGGCCTCTTCAGCTCGGCAGCCAACAGCATGGTGGCATTGGCAGCCAACAGTGGCTATCGCCTGGCCTGCTACAACGCAGAAGGGGCGATGGACCTGGCAGTGATGGGCACCGCCTACTCGCTGCTGGACCGCCTGAGCACGCTGCACGACTACAGCCAGGGCTTCAACGATAAGCCGGGCATGCAGTCCCTGCTGACCACCCTGCAGATCGATGTGATCGGCACCGGCGGCTGCGGTGTCGAGCTGGTACTGGACAAGACGTTTGGCCCGGAGCGGCTGGTCCCTGTTGGCTACTCCACAATCCAGTGGGAGGCCGACGGCAAGGGCGGGCGCTACCCGACGCAGGACAACGGCAAGATCGACCTGAACCTGCCGACCGTATTCATCGCCGAGCACAACCGCAACGCCGACGAGGCATATGCGGTGAGCCTGCTCCGGCCCGGCCTGACGCACACGATCAACTTCAACGAGTTCCTTGAGGACACCAACCGCGCAGTGAACCGCACTGGGCATAGCCGCCTGGTGGCGAAGCTGCTCAGCGAGAAGGTCCTCGCCGCGGCGCCTGACCAGGTCAAGAACGACCCTGCCAAGCGGAACGAGTTCTTCAATCAGGTCCGCACCCAAGTCGAGGAAGCTCTCGAAGGGTTGGAGCCTGAAGACGCCCTGGTCGCCTACGACTCGGTTGAGTACGAGGTCAAGGACACCGGTGGCAGCAAGGCTGACTACAGCCCGATGCTGACTACGCTGGGCAACCTGCTCGGAGCCTCGCTGAAGACGCCGGCGTCGGTCAGCGGCCTGCGTGCCGCCGGCGGACAGGGGCTCTCCAACGCCGAGACGCTGATCTACCTCAAAGTGGTCGAGGCAGCCCGCCCACCTGTGGAAGAGGTAATGAGCCGAGCCCTGACCCTGGCAGTGCGCCTGCTCGGTGTAGAAGGCCATGTCTACTTCGAATTCCTGCCAGTGAACCTCCGTCCGGAGGAAGAGCTGGAAGCCTACAAAGGCACCAAGCAGAAGCGCGTGCTTGAGCTGCTCAGCCACGGCCTGATCAACGATGCAGAGGCCTGCTACCAGCTCGGCGTGCGCCCACAAGGGCTCATCGGGTTGCTGGCCGGTACCGGCTTCTACGGCAAATCCGCGCCGACCGGAGAAGGTGAGCGTGAGAGTTCGACCGGCCGCGCGCTGAACCCAGGCACTCCGAGCAAATCCGGGGGCGACGACCAATGACCCGTGACGACTACCAAGGCCTCGCCCCGGTTGGGTTTGGCGAAAGCATCTCCAAGGAGACGATATGAAGGGTTTCCGAACCTGGCTGGGCACCGAAGAGGCGCTGGCTGAGCTCGATCGCTTCGAGGCGATGTACGCCGGCCAACCGCCGGAGAAGCTGGCCTACGACGAAGACGAAGACGGCCGCCCGTCCCTGGACAAGGACTTCAACGTCTACAGCGACCGCAAGGGCCTCTACCTGCTCGAGCGTATCGGCAACATCGCCGTCGTCAAGGTACATGGCTCGCTGACCAACACGCACCGTTGGTGGCACGAGTACCTCGCCGGCCAGGTTACCAGCTACGAAGCGCTGGCCGACGCGCTGCAGATCGCGGCCAACGGAGAAGGCATCACTGAGATCCTGATGGATTTCGCCACCGGCGGCGGCGTCGTCCGTGGCCTGGACGTGATGTCTGAGACGATCCGCCGGGTGGATGCCCGCAAGCCGGTCTACGCCCACACCGATTCGCACTCCTTTTCCGCCGGCTACTGGCTGGCCTGCACCGCGCGACGGGTCACTGCCTCTCGCATGGCTGAGGTCGGCTCCATCGGCACGCTCATGGTCCTGTCGACCTACGTCAAGGCTGCTGAGAAGGAAGGCATCGAGTACCACGTCTTCCGCGCCGGCGAGTTCAAGGCATTGGGCCTGCCCTACGAGACCCTGGACGACAAGGCCAAGGCGTACATCCAGGAAAACCTCGAGAAGACCAACAAGTTCTTCCTCGAGCACGTATCCCGCAACCGAAACCTGATGATGAGCGAACGCGATCGTTGGGCAGAGGGCAAGACCTTCTTCGCTGAAGAAGCGCTTGCGGTAGGACTGATCGACCGAGTTACCACTCTGGCCGATCTCATCGGAAGCGCCGCTTCCACAACCACCACCAGTGACCCCCGGAGATTCGAGATGAACATCTCTGCTGAAAAACTGGCTCAGATTGCGGCCGGCGCCGACCCGAAAACGGTCCTGACCGCGGAAGAGCTCAAGCAATACGAGGCGAGCCTCGAAACCCCTGAGCCCGAGGCCAACGAAGGCAACGGCGAAGGCGGCGACGAGCCGGAAGCCGAAGAGCCTGAAAAGCCGGCCGCTGAGGCCAGCACTGACCCCATGGCGCTGATGAAAGAGATCGGCCGACTGGAAGCCAAGCTGGAAGCTGCCGAGGCCGACAACGCCACCCTGCAGCAGGCGCTGGCAGGCCGTGACGCTCAGATGGCTTCGCTGCTGACCGTCGCCCAGGTCGCCGTAGGCAACCTTCAGGCCGCGCTGCAGCGCCCGAAAGAGGCCAAGAGCACCGCTGCCGAGGTCGTCGCCCAGTTCAATGAGCTGCAGGGCGACATGGCCAAGCGATTCAAGATTGGTCAGCAGACCACTACCCCGACCGAGGACACCACCCGTGCTCAGGTCACCACGTCGTTCCGTCACTAACTGAGGAGGCCAGCCATGGCTGATTTCGAATTCAATGTGCTGACTCACAGTCCTGAGCGACTGAACGTCATCGCCACCAAGCTCGGCCCCGATGCCGCTACCAAGTACACCGACAAGGACAAGCGCAAGGCTGTCAAGTTGGGTCCGGTCGGCAACCACGTCCTGTGCGTGGCAGGCGACGAGATCGAAGGGTTCATCGACAGCGTCGAGGCGGCTACCTCCGGTGGCTTCTCCTTCGGCGGTGTGGCGCGCGGGAACCGCGGCTTCCGGGTCGAGGCTCAAGTGGGTGCAGGTCAGGGCGCAACGCCGGTGGCCGTAGGCGACCTGGTGGTTGCCGATGACCAGCTGGCGATCGGCACTGCCGGCAAGGCGCAGGTCAAGACCGGCACCCCGGCCACCCACAAGTACCGGGTGATGAACGTCAAAGGTACCGGCCTGGCCGGCACCACTGTCGTCCTCGAACTGCTCTAAAACTTGGCAAGCAGACCTGTATTTACAGGTCTGCTAACCCCCAGATATACAGGAAAAAGTCAGTATGAAACCATTCAAACTCGAATACTGGGCCAAGGACGAGAAGGGCGGCAAAGTCCTGAAGTCAGTCGACGTCACCGTCGAGGCCTACAAGCACGCAGCTGAGAAGGGCATGACCCTGCGTCAGTACGTCAAGCACCTGGCGTCCGATTGGGACCGCAGCATGGGCGACCCGCTGGACCAGATGTACGCCAACTCCGGCCTGCTCGACGGCCAGAAGTTCGGCATGCCGGCGATGACCCTGCAGGACATCGCCAAGGCCCAGCTGGCCGACGGCTTCCGCCGCCCGGACGGCAGCGACAACAGCCTGGGCGCCCGCCTGCTGTACCCGCAGCTGATCCTGGAAACCATGCAGGCCAACGCCCTGCGTGACGACGGCAGCGACATTCTGGCGATCTGGGAAAGCCTGATCGGTGTCAGCCGCAACATCAACGGCACCAAGGCCGACCAGCCGATCATCGACACCACCGCGCCGGAAGGCAGCCGCAGTGGTCGCATCGCCCAGCTGGCGGAGCCGGAGACCATGATCTCCATCACCACGGGCGACAAGTCGTACCGCATCCCGACCAACTCGATTGGTCTGATGATCTCCGACGAGGCCATGGCCGCCACCACCATCGACCTGGTTCGCACAGTCATGGAAGCGCAGTCCCGTGGTGACCGTATCCGCCGCGCCATGGAGCAGCTGAAGTCCATGGTCCAGGGCGACGTCGACGCCGGCATCAGCGCCCTGCCAGTCACCAAGATCAGCGAGTTCGACAGCTCGATCACCACCAACGGTGTGATCACCAAGCGCGCCTTCATCAAGTGGCTGCACAGCAAGCAGAAGATCTGCAACCTGAGCCAGGTGCTGACCGACATCGACACCGCCATCGACATCGATGACGCCCTGCTGCCGAAGGTCACCGGTACCGACTCGTCCAAGATCGCTGCACCGTGGGGCGGTCTGAACCTGGGTATCACCCAGCCTCGCATCGTGCCGGTGGACGCTGACGTGTTCGGCGCCGCGCACCTGGTCGGCCTGGACCCGCGCTACGCGATCCAGCGTTTCGTCAACGTGTCGGCTTCCTACGACGCGATCGAAGAGTACGTGATGCGCAAGGCGACCGGCTTCCGCGTCGACTTCGGCGAGATGTCCACCCGCCTGTACGACGAGGCGTGGTCGGTAGTCAGCCTCGAGGCGTAACTGATCGGGGCCGGCTCCGGCCGGCCCCGCTCCAAGGAGAGCAATTATGGCTTTGAAGAAAAGTGAAGCGTCGGAGCTGGCAGCGGCGGAAGCTGCGCTGGCAGCCGAAGCGGCAAAGGCCGAGGAAGAAGCCAAGGCAGCCGAAGCGGCAAAGGCCGAGGAAGAAGCCAAGGCAGCCGAAGCGGCAAAGGCCGAGGAAGAAGCCAAGGCAGCCGAAGCGGCAAAGGCCGAGGAAGAAGCCAAGGCAGCTGAGAAGGGCGAAGACCTGGTTCTGGTCAAGGTGGTCAACCTGACTCATTCGACCCTGTTCCAGCACTCGACCGGCCTGTCTATCGGCCCGAAGGCCGAGAAAGCCCTGCTGAACGACGGGTGGCTGGCCAACCAGATTAAAGCCCGGCTGCTGAAGCGAGTGTGACCATGAGCCTGTTCAGTTTGACCACGTTCGACCAGATCCGAGGTGTGCTCACCGTCTCTCAGGCAGACCTGCCTGACGAGGTGCTGGCTTCCTACGGCCTGGAGGACGACTTGGCTGTCGATCTCGACGACTGGGCAGGCGACTGGAAGGCGATGTCCGCGGCAGGCTCTGCAGACACCGCCAGCGAGGAGGACACCAAGCGTTATCGCTTGCTGAAGCTGTTCTCCAAGTATTTCTGTGCGGCCCAGGTTGCGGCCACCGCACCTGTGTTCGTGCTCACCAAGACCTCGGATGGCTCCAACGAAGGGCAGAGAGGGGATTCTGAGGGCTTCCTGTGGCTCCAGAAGGCGATGCTTTCCAAGGCCTCGCAGTACCGGGAGAAACTCCTGGACCTGCTGAGCGTTGCGCCGGTGGACAGCTCGCTGACCTTCGTTTCCCGCGTAGCGCCGGCGCGTGACCCAGTTACCGAGGCTCGCAGCGATGTTTCTTAACAAGATCGCAGCGAAGAAGATCACCGAGCCGATGGAGGCATGGGACGAGACCACTGAGTCGTTCGTCCCAGGCTTCATTGGCCGTATCGACCTGACCGACCGGTTCCTGTCGAACTTCAACAAGCCCCTGCGCCGGCGGATGCTCTACACCGAGTTCGGCACCACCTTTCCGGCCAGCAGGACGTTCCGCCACCCAGGCACAGGGCAGGTCTACCTGCTCGGCCAGACGCGGTCTGATGCGCTTGACGGCCAGCCGTACGTTGACCTGACGGTGTGCCACCTGGCCACCGACGAGCCGAACGGAAGCGCGGGGCTGGCCACGATTTACCGGAAGTCCCCGGTAGGCCCGTCCAACGACCCAGGCTGGTTGGTTGAGCAACAGGTGGCCAAGGCGTTCGTGGACCTGGAGTTCCGCACAAGCGCCAACGAAGCGGACACCTACGAGGTCAAGGTGGAGAATTTCTTCGCCTTCCTGCCGGCGCACATCAAGTGTGAGGAGTGGGATTTCCTTGAACTTCACGGCAAGCGCTACCGAGTTGTGGACACATTCCCGGACAGCGGCCTTGCCGGCCTGCGCGTGGATGAGGAGCCAGACCATCGGCTCGACTTTGTGCTGCATGTCGACGGCGAGAAGGTCTACAACCGGACCACCCACCAGTGGGACCTGACCACTGCATCGTTCAACGTCACGGGCGTGCTCACCAAGTACCGCGATTTTGCGCTATGGGCGGAGGATTCTGAGAGCTACTTCGAAGTGGTGATCGATAAGGCCCACATCGGGATGCGCCCAGTTCCTTCGACCATGTCGCTGGAGATTGAGGGCAAGCGCCGGATTATCCGCCAGGTCTCCACGCAGCCAGGCGAGCGCCAGTACATCCTGAGGTGTCAGTGATGGCCGGCGATAAGCGCTTCTCAGGACAGGCAAACCAGCTGGCAGATGCCGTAGGGCAGCTGTTCAACCGCGCCATCCGATCCGCTCTGCTGGAAGGGTTGGAGATGGCGATACGGTCGACCAAACACGACTCCTCCAACGCCGCTGCTCACTGGATGCTTGCAGGGGAGAGCAAAAGCCGCCCGTGGCAACGACGGCTCGGGCGCATTAGGGATTTGCGAGGCACCAAAGGTGGTCGGGATCCGATTCCCCCAGTTGGGTTCCGCCGGGACGGCGGAAAGAATCTGCCGGCGACGGTGAGGTTTGTCCGTGAACGCGAGCTGAAAGAGGTGCTGGACGACCTGGTCTCAGGCCGCCGCCCTGAGTTTCGCTTCTACTTCTACAACGCGGTCGGAGCGGACGAGGGCTATTCCACGAACGCCAACATCGCCGAAGCCGGTAAAGAGGCGGTGAATCGAACCATCGCCGCCGCGGCCCGCCGGATCATCGCCGGCAACACGAGAAAGGTACCGCTCTGATGCTGCAGTCCATGACTGATTCGCTCGCCTTCATCCGCGAGATCGTGTTTGAACAGGTCGCGCCAGGGACCCGGTTCGCGTTCAGTTTCACCGACGACGCTGACGTTGGCGACCTACAGGCCGGCCCACTGTTCGATCAGAACGAGGAGTTCTTTCTGTTCGAGGCAGAGATTGCCGACACCAAGCGGGCCGGCGCCAGTGCAGTCTCTCCGACCCGCTGCCGGGGGGAGTTGGTGGTCAGCTTGCTGACCAAGGACAGCATGCGGGAGATACCAAACAAGCGACGGCTGGAGGAGGTCTCCAACTGGTTCGCAGAACAGACGATCCGGGGTATCCGGTTTCGTACCTTCACCCCGTTGAGCACGACGAAGGTGATGGGCTTCACGTCGTACAGCGGCGTGCTCAACTTTGATTTTGACATCTCGAGAGGGTAACCCTATGCCAGTCAAGAGCTTTACCGATACCTCCGCCGTTTCGCTGGCATACGCGATCGGTGACGGAACCACTGCCGCCGAGTTCGCCGGCCAGACGTTCAACTACATCCCCTTCACCACCGAAGGGTTCAACATGGCCAAGGAGGCGAAAACCTCCACTGCGATCACCAACGATCGCCGCCAGAGCAACTCCAAGAACACCAAAGGCAGCGCATCCGGTGCGGTCACCATGGAGTTCGGCGCCACGCCGTTCATCCAGGACATGCTGTCGCTGGGGCTGATGAACGAGTGGGCTCCGGTCGATGGACTGGACACCACCAAGGGCGTGTTCATCACCGACGGCGACATCAAGAAGTTCATGGCGGTGGAGAAGACGGCCAAGAGCGGGCCGGATGCCACCGACATGCTGTTCCATGAGCGCTATTACGGCACCATGGTCAACGACTTCACCCTGGAGTTCGGCGACGGCGAGCTGATCACCATGGCACTGAACACCATTTCGATGTTCGCCGATTACGGCAAGGCGGCTGCAGGCGCCAACGGCCTCGGCGGCAGTATCGCAACTGCGAAAGCGGTACCGGCTGACTATGAGATCGCCGACAGCTCCAACAACCTGAAGAACCTGATCCTCAAGGATCCGGCGGGCAAGGCCCTGGAAGTTGTGTTCTCGGACGCATCGCTGCAGATCCAGAACAACGTCCGCGAGCAGTCCGGCCTGGGCTTCGAGTTCGCGGCTGGCGTGGGTATGGGTAAGGTAGGCGTCGCGCTGTCCGGCGAGATCTACTACTACGACCAGACCGTGCTGGACGCACACATGAAGAACAAGCGTCTGTCCGGCGAAATGACCGTCGATACGGCGGAGGGCACGTACACGATCTACCTGCCGAACCTCGTGGCGCAGAGCCCGTCGAACAGCGCTGACGGCGAGAACCAGGACTACAAGACCTCAATCACCTTGACGGCTGAGAAGGGCACCGTAAAGATCGGTGGCGTGCAGCGTGTCTGCGCCGTGGCTATCACCTACGTCGCCAAACCGTAAATACGGAAAGCTGTAAATATGGCCGTCCATCCAGTAGGATGACGGCCATCTTCATAAGCACGACCAAGGAAATCACATGCTGGATATCGACAGCCTCGCTGTAGACCCAATCGCCGCGGAAGAAGGCGTCTGGGCAACCTTCATGGGCGCCCGGCTCAAGATCGCGCGCCACAACACGAACAAGGCCAACGCCCTACGCGCCAAGCTGACCCTTGAGCAGTGGGATGAGCTGACTGCCGGCACAGACGACAGCGACCGCATTGCCAACGAGATCAACGCCAAGGTTCTGGCCGAGACCGTGCTGCTGGACTGGGAAAACGTAACCAAAGGCGGCAAGCCCCTGGCGTACTCCCCGAAGGTCGGCCACGAATACCTGCTCGATCCGCGATTCCGAGACCTGGCGCAGTTCGTTGAGAACTTCTCGCTGAACCGCGGCAACTTCCGCGAAAAGGCAGAGGCAGAGGCAGCTGAGTCGGTAAAGGATTCTGCCGCTTCCTGATCACGCATGGCGCGAAAGGGCTGAAGGCAATGAAGGCCCTCGAGGAGAAGTTCGGGAGAAAACACCCGGCCCTCGAGGACTTCGTGGATCCACCGGCAGGTGTCATGTGGCTGGTAGATGCGTTCTTTCGCCTGCACAGGAGGCGGCAGCACGCCGAGCACGGGTACCAACCGCTGCAGTACCAGGAGATGGCCCAGTTCGCTGACCACGTCCTGAACTTGGAGCAAGACCTTAGACCGCTGTTTTTCCGGACGATGGAAGAGACCGACAACGGCGTTCTGTACGACCACTACGCAAAAGCCAAAGAGCGCACGCCGGAGGCGCCCAGGCCGAAAAAGCTGCCCCGTCCTACCCCTCGCAGGTAACGTATGTCCAACAAGTTCGACGTAGATTTTTCTGAAGCCCTTCGGCAACTGGCGGAATTCCAGGCCAAGACCCGCGGGCTGGGTGAATCGTTGGACAAAGTTCAGCAGTCTGCCAAGGCCCCAATCGGCGCCGCCGGCAAGCTGATGAAGGAGATGCACAAGCATTTCAGCGACCTGGAGACGGCGCTGACGCGAGTTGGCGTGGATGCAGAGGCGGCAGGCGCAGCCGTCAAGCGCTCAAGGGAAACCGCGCAGGGTTTGTTCACCAAGCTGGCGGCGGACAACCTGACCCTGACCACGCGCGCCCGCGCGTACAACGGCGAGCTGAAAGAGCTGGAACGGCTGCTCAAGGACACCGGCGCGAAGAGCAGCTTCGTCAAGTGGGCAGAGCGTACCAACAACATCACGGCCGAACTCAGCAACCAGAACCGGTACCTGGTGAAAGCCATCCAGGCGGCTCTGACCGCCGAGGGGCAGTACAACCAGCGGCTGAAGGCCAAGCTGGCGACCAACCAGCGAATCCTGAATGCAGACGAGCTGCGCAAGCTCAAGACCATCGAGCTAGAGCACGCGATCCAGAATCTGGACACCGCCGAGGGCCGGGCGCTGGCCAGCGCGCAAGTTCGGATGAGCGCAACGCGCAAGGCGATTTCCGAGGACGAGCGCCGCAGGGAAAAGCTCAACGAGCTGGAGCGCCAGTACGCCAGCCTGCACGGCGGAATGGAGCAGGAGATCGTCCTGCTGCAGCGGCAGATCGCTGAGCGGCGCAAGCAGATCCTCGGCGACGACAAGGCCCGCCAGTCGATATCAGCGCTGACCCAGGCCCAGGCAGAGCAGAACGCCCAGATGGCCCGCCAAGCTGCCTCGCTGAAGGCCAAGAATCAGGTTATGCAGGAGGTGGCGAACGGCCTGCATCGCATGACCCGCGCGGAGGCCGAGGCCGTCGCCAAGGCGGAAGCTCTGCGAGCAGCCAACAAGCGCACCACTGACTCCCTGCTGGACGAGGCCCGCGCGGCCCACGGCATGAGCAAGGCCCAGCTTGAGCTGAACCGGGCCAAGCAGTCGGAGATCGACAAGCTAGAGCGTTTGAAGGTACAGCGCGACCTATTGAGCGGGACCTATGGGCGGGACCTCGCCCAGACCCGCCGTCAGATCGCAGAGCAGGAGCGATATAACCGCCTCCTGGCCATGACCACCGCGGAGCTGCTGGGCCTGACAAACGCCCAGCGGAGGCTGTCTCTCGCCCAAGCAACTGGATCGCAATCGGCAGCGATGCTGCGCGCCGGCCTCGCGGGCTTGCACACCAGCATCGGCATGTACACCAGTGCCACCATCGTGGCCGCCTCATCGACCTACGCAATCGCAGCAGGCCTGCGCAGTGCGGTGACAGTGGGTACCGAGTTCTCGGCAACCATGGCCCGCGCCGACGCGATCATGTCTACCTCACGTCCAGCGTGGATGGCCGACAATGGCAGTATGGCCGCGATGGAGGTGCAGGTCCGAGCTCTGGGGCAGAGCACCGCTTATACCGCATCGCAGGTCGCCGAAGGCCTTGGCGAGCTGGGTATGGCCGGCCTGTCGGCCGGTGATGCCGTGCTGGCACTGCGCCCGGCGCTCGACCTGGCCATGATCGGCAACATCAGCATGGGCCAGTCCGCTGACATCGCCACCAACGTGATGATGACGTTCGGCAAGGCCGCCGGAGAACTGACTGAAGTCGTGGACGTGATGGCCACGGCAGTGACCAACTCGAACACAACCATCGAGCAACTGGCCAACTCTCTGACGTACGCCGGCCCGGCCGCGCAGACCGCCGGCATCTCGATGCGCGACACCGTAGCGGCTATCGAGGCGATGGCCAACTCGGGTATCAAGTCGTCCCGCTCCGGTACGGCGCTGCGCCGACTGTTCGTCAGCCTGGTGAACCCGACGAAGAAGGGCGCGGCGATGATGGAGCAGTACGGGATATCCGTACTGGACGCCGAGGGCAAGACCCGAGGCCTTGTCGACATCGTTACCCAACTGAACAAGGCGCTGTCGAACGTCTCCGGCGCTGAGCGCCTCGGCGCGATCCAAGACCTGGTTGGTGTGTATGCGACCTCGCCAGTGGCAGCGCTGGTCGACCAGGCGGACAACCTGGTGCACCTTCGCAACCAGCTCGACAACGTGGCCGGCGCTGCTGAGCGCATGCGCGAGAAGATCGAGGACACCCTATCCAAGGACTGGAACCAGGTTGTCTCGGCGTTCCAGGAAGTGCAGCTGACGGCCTTCGACGCTTACGAGATGCGGATGCGCGAGGGTTCGATGCGCCTCGCACAGTGGCTGGTCCAGCTTACTGAGCCGATCGAGACCCTGGCTGACGGATCCACGATTTCCCAGCTAGACATGATCCTTCAGCGAGCAGAGAGTCTTGCCAGGGTCATAGGAATGCTGGGAGCCGGGTTCGTCGCCTTCAAAGTGGCGACAGTCGGCAGCAATCTCGTCGGGGCCTTGGCCAGCGACATGGGCAAGCTGGGCACCGTGTACGACGTGCTCAAGGCCAAAGCGGGGTCGGCAGCAGTCGGCGTAAGGGCATTCGACGCCGCATCGCTGAAGGCCGCTGCCTCCGCTCGACTGCAGTACGCTGCCAACCACCCGCTGGCAGCCAGCCTGACTGTCGTCGGTAGCACAGCCAGGGGCGCTACGGCAGCGCTGGGCGGCCTTTCCGTGGCCGTTGGTGCACTCTCCAAGGCGCTGGGTTGGGTAGGACTGTTATGGGGCATCTACGAGGCTGGGAAGGCTGCCTTCGGCTCCGACGCGCGCCAGGACATCATCGACCAGCGTGGAGAGGTGGATAACCTCAAGTCCAGCTACGAGCAGCTCAAGGAGGAAATGAAGAAGGTCTCCCTTGAGAAAGAGAGGGAAGCCCTGCGGGGGAACGTCAAGGCCGACAAGCTGAGTATCGACCAGCTCCGCGAGCGCAACGCGACCATCCAGGCGACCCTCAACTCCAAGGGCGCTGGGCTCGATCAAGCCACCCGCGACTCGCTCCAGGCCATGGTCGAGGCGAACACCTATCAGATCACCCAGTTCGAAAAGCACATCGATGCTACGAACAAGAAGCTGTCCGAGATGGGAAGTTCGGCGCTGGACGCTGTCCGGGTTCAGGAAGACCAGATCACTGCCGCCCAGAAAGTGGTGGAGACCTACGAGCAGTACCTGGCTGCCAAAGCCGACCTCGACGCCAAGGCCGCGTCCGGCACGGCCACCGTGCAAGATATGGACGGGCTGAAAAAAGCTGAGGCGGCCTGGAGAAGCGCGCTGACCGCGGCGGCATCGACCAATGCGAAGATCGCCGAGGTGAAGGAGAACCTCGTCTCCCTGGCTGAAATATCTTCGGCGGACGCAGCCAAGCAAGATCAAGAGGCCCTGGCCAAACAACTGGAGAAGGACGCCAGCGCCACCCAGAAACTCGCCACCGCGCGCGGCGAACTGTTGCGGGTGGAGCGAGAGATCAGTGAACTGGCCGCGCAGGACAAGGCCGCTATTGAAGCGGGAACTGCGCGCCCAGGTCAGGACACCTACAACCGGCTGAGCGACAAGCGGGCCGAGGTCTCAAAGCAGATCGCTGAGCTGGAGGCCGAGGCCGACACCGAGGCCCAGACGCTTGCCGACGCCCGCCGCGCGCTCGAGGATTACTACCGCACTGATGCTGAGAACCTCGACGTCCTTAAGCAGGATCTCGAAGACATCATGTTGATGCGGGTGATCAACAACCAGTTGATCGCGGAGGGTGGCCAGCTCGGCGCAGAGGCGTCCGTGGCAGAGTCGGAGCGGCTCAAGCGTGAACTCGAACTTCGCCAACGCATCGACTCGCTGCAGGAGCGCATCAACAAGCCAGGAACCAAGCCAGGGACCAAGCCGCGTAAGTCCGAAACTGAAGCCGAGCTCGAGCGGAACCTGAAGCAGGCTCAGTCGAGCTACGACGCACTGCGCAAGCAGGCCGACCCCCTTAGCGCCTCTTTGGAAGAGGTCAATGAGAAGACCAAGCAGCTAGAGCTGTTGCATAAGCACGGCAAGATCACTGCCGAGCAAAAAGCGAAGGCTATCTGGCAACTGCGAAAGGCCCACTACGAGCTGGCGATTGAGCAAAACAACAACTACCAGTCACTGGAGAAACTCCGCGATTCCTACTTGGACTCGCCGTTCTCAGAAACGCTGGACGACATGAATGAACTGAACCGCCTGCTCAAGGAGAACAACGTCTCCCTGGCCGAGTACAAGCGGATCAAGGAGTCGATCAAAGAGCGGGCCGTCGAGAGCGCCACCAACGGGCTGCCGAAGGCAAACCTGCAGCTCGGCGAGGCATCGTCGACGCCGTTCACCGACTGGATGAACACTGAAATCGAGCGGGCCCAGGGATTCCAGCAGTTTGGTAAACGCAAGGACGACCTGTTCACCGGCTACGAGAACGACGTCGACCGGATCAACCGAGAGTTTGAAGTAAGGCAGGCCGCGCTGGACGCTGAGATGCTGCAGCGTAGCGAACATGCGGAGCGACTGAAACAGCTCGAGCAGGAGAAGAATTCCGCGCTGTTGGCCGCTCATGAGCAGTTCGGCCAGGCCAGCATGGCGATTGACAAGGCGCGTGCGGACTACAGCGAGCAGATGGGCCAGATGGTGATGATCTCGATGCTCGGGTCGGCCCAGAACATCCTCGGTATGTTTGCCAGCGTCGGAGAGGATGCCACCACCGCGCAGAAGGCTGCATTCGTCGCGCAGAAAGCGCTCGCGGTGGCTCAGATCCTCATGTACACCCACTTGGCGGCTGCCCAAGCCATGGCGATCCCGGGCGACTTCACCAAGGTGATGGGCATCCCGCTGGCCTCCCTGATCACTGCGCAGGGCTACGCATCTGCCGCCCTGGTAGGGGGCCTGGCGATCGCCCAGGTCTCAGGAAAGGGCGGCGGATCTACCTACTCCGGTGCCTACGATGACGGCGGCTTCATCCCCTACAACTCCTACGGCATTGTCGGTGAGTACGGCCCGGAGATCGTGCACGGCCCGGCCAATGTGACCGGCCGGGAGAAGTCCGCGAAGAAGCTCGGCAGTGGTCAGGAGTTCAATATCACGCTGGCACCTCACATCACCGTCGAGGCTGGTGGGGACTCCTCCGGCGGCAGCACCAAAGAAAGCGAGGCGAAAGCGCGCGAGCTGGCTGAGACCTTGAAAACGTCAGTGGTAGCGACCATGCGTAACGAGATGCGGCCAGGCGGCACTTTGGACACTTGGATCAAGCAGCAGAGGAAAGCCTGATGGAGAATTTCCCGGACATTGGCGCCCCGGACTGGGGCTTTGCCGACGATGACCCCGAGGCTGCGGTAACGCAGGTGCAATTCGGAGATGGGTACATGCTCCGGCAGCCGGAGGGGATCAATTACTTGCGAGACTCCTGGAGCCCGGCATGGTCGTCGCTGGATAAGGACACTGCCGAAGCGACCTACCAATGGCTGCGCCAAAGGAAAAACCTGAAGGCGTTTCTCTGGGTTCACCCAATCAGCGGTGAGCAGATCCAGGTTTTGTGCACTGCGGTTTCGCTGACCTACAACGACTACAACGATTACGCGCTGCGGACAACCTTCAAGCGCGATTTCAACCCCATATGACCTGTATTTACATAAATACAGGTTTGCGTTAAGGTTCGAGGACCTTTGCAGAGCGGTAGAAGATGAGCGAGCTGATCGCAACAGACGTACAGCGGTTGGAGCAGGACGCGATCGTCACCCTGTTCGAACTCGATGCGCGCCGGTTTGGCAGCGACCTTCTGCGCTTCTCGAACACGGTCGTGGATGGGCACGGGCCAGTATTCAACGGCCATCAGTACACGCCGCTGCCCATCAAGGCGGAGGGGTTCTCCTTCACCGGCAGCGGCACTATCCCCCGTCCGACGCTGACAATGGCGTCCAGGGACCTGGTTTTCCTCAGCCTCGTTGTGAGCTCGGACGACTTGGTTGGGTGTCCGGTGACCCGTATCCGCACCTACAGGAAGTACCTTGACGACGGGGCCACACCCAACCCGGAAGCGATCTTCCCGCCGGACTATTACGTGGTCGAACGGAAGGTCGCCCAGCGCCGCACGCAAATCCAATTCGAGCTGTCCGCGAAGATGGACCAACAGGGGCGCATGATCCCCAACCGCCAGGTCTTGCGGGACGCCTGCTCTCACCGCTTCAGGTACTGGGCTAATGGCCGCTGGAACTACGACGGGGTGACGTGCCCATACGCCGGCGACGCGATGTACAAGGTCAACGGCGAGCCAACCGGAAACCCGGCCGAGGCCAAGTGCGGGAAGCGGGTAAGCGATTGCAAGCGGCACTTCGGCAGCAATGCGGTACTCCCGTTCTACGGGTTTCCCGGCGTAGCGAGGATCTGACGTGTTCGAAGAATTCGAAGCTCAGATCATGCAGCAGGCCGCAGAGGCCTACCCATTCGAGGGGGTCTGGCTGATCACCTCCGCAGGCTGCCGTCAGGCCGTGAATACCCACGAGAATCCTCAGCACTACTTCTCCATCAGCGAGGCGGACTCCCGCCGGGCTATGGCCGAGGGTCTTTTGGCAGTGGTGCACAGTCACCCCGGCGGAGTCGCCGCACCCTCCGCGGCGGATATGCAAGGGCAGATCAACACCGCAGTGCCGTGGGGCGTCCTGAGCACTGACGGGGTAGCGTCCTCGCGCATCGCCTGGTGGGGTAGGGGAGTCCCGAAGCAGCCCCTCATCGGACGCAAGTTCCGCCACGGAATTTCTGATTGCTACACGCTGATCAAGGACTGCTTTGAGATTGATCGAGGCGTCGAGCTGCCGGAATTTCCGCGGGACTGGGGGTGGTGGGAGAACAGCCAAAACCTGTTCATCGAGGGGTTTGCCTCCGCTGGCTTCATTCGAGTCGACGCGGAGGACGCAAGACCTGGCGACGTCTGGCTAGCCCAGATCCACACAGCCGTAGTCTGCCACGGCGGAATTCTCCTCGAGAACGACCTGATCCTCCACCAGCTCGGCTCCCGCCGGCCGGTGGACGACAGCAGGCTGTCCGTTCGTGAGCCGCTGTTTCGCTACTACAAGCACATCACCCACTGGCTGAGGTATGTCGGTTGAAGAAGATCTTCCTGCACGGTCACCTGGGAGAGAAGTTCGGCCGGGAATTCGAGTTAGAGATCGAAAGCCCGGCCGAGACAGTCCGAGCTCTTGGTGTACAGCTTCCCGGCTTTACCGAGGCGATAAAGAAAGGCGCCTGGCATATCGTCCGCGGCCCCCTGGAAGAGGCGGACTCGGTGAGTGAAGAAGGCCTCTCGCTTTCGCTTGGACGGCAACAGGAGATTCACTTCATCCCAGCAATCGAAGGCGCCAACAGCGGCAGCATGAACATCGTGCTTGGGATCATCATCATCGCGGTTGCGTGGTGGAACCCAATGGGGTGGGCAGCTGGTACGGCACTGATGGTAGGCGCTGCAGGCGCAGGCCTGGCGCTCAGCGGCATCGTGATGATGACGACCAAGATTCCAGGCGTTGAGAGCGGACCAGAGCGGCCGGAGGAGAAGGCCTCGTATCTGTTCGATGGCCCCACCAACCAGTCGAAGCAGGGGGGCGCAGTTCCTCGCGGTTACGGCCGGGTGCGGTCCGGCAGCATCGTGGTGAGTGCTGGCATCTTCGCCGAGGAGTACGCCGGTGACTGACCTGACTATCCACGGGGCAGGCGGTGGCGGTGGCGGATCGTCCAAACAGCGCACGCCGCGAGAAGATCCGAACACGCTCCGTAGTGTCTCCAAGGGGCGCATTCTCGACCTTATCGCCCACGGCCCGATCCACGGGCTGGTAAACGGCCTGCAGTCGATCTTCCTCGACGACACCCCGCTGCAGAATCCGGATGGCACCTTCAATTTCGAAGGTGTCACCGTCCATACCCGCAACGGCTACCCCGACCAGGATTACATACCGGGATTCCCTGCCGTAGAAAACACCATCAGCGTTTCTGCCGAAGTCACGGCGGCGAATCCGATTGTTCGATCGACCACAAATCCTGAGGTCGACGCGGTAGTGGTAACCGTTCAGCTCCAGGGCCTCTCAAAAACGGACGCTGGGAACGGCGACGTCAAGGGTACGTCTGTGACGATCGGGATCGATGTCAGGTCCGGGAACGGCGACTGGACGCCTGCGGCGTTGAACACCATTGCAGGCAAGACGAATTCCGCTTACCAGAAATCCATCCGAGTGCCGCTCACTGGCACCGCGCCGTTCGATATTCGGGTCCGTCGAGTCACGCCCGACAGTGAAAGCTCTCGGATCGTCGACAAAGTTGCCTGGACCAGCATGGTCGAGATCGTCGATACGAAGCTGAGCTACCCGGATAGCGCTCTCGTAGGCATCGAACTGGACGCCTCGCTGTTCGGCTCGTCGATGCCGAGCCGATCGTACGATGTGAAACTCAGCATTATTCGGGTGCCGAGTAATTACGACCCGTTGACCAGGACGTACACCGGCCTCTGGGATGGCCAGTTCAAGAGGGCCTGGACGGACAATCCTGCCTGGGCTTTCTACGACCTGGCGACGGACCCGGTGATCGGCGCCGACGTGAAGAACGTAGACAAATGGGCCCTGTACCAAATCGGCCGCTACTGCGACGAGCTGGTGCCAGACGGCTACGGCGGTATGGAGCCGCGCTTCACGATCAATACGGTTTTTGCTGAGCGCCGGGATGCAATCAATGTCCTGGCTGACCTCGCTTCGGTGTTCCGCGGCATGTGCTACTGGGGGTCGGACAGCCTCGTCCCGGTGGCCGACATGCCCGCCGACCCGGTAAAACTGGTCACCCCGGCCAACGTGGTCAACGGGGAGTTCGAGTACAGCGGTACATCACTGCGCGAGCGGCACTCCGTTGCGATCGTGATGTGGAACGATCCCGACGACAACTACCGCCAAAAACCTGAGTTTGTTGAAGATCCCGACAGCATTGAACTGTTCGGTTGGCGCGAGACGCAGGTTACCGCGCTGGGCTGCACCTCCCGCGGGCAGGCGCGTCGGCTAGGAAAGTGGATTCTGTACTCCGAGCGCTCAGAGACCCAGACCGTCAATTACACGGCTTCGATGGACCATGCGGACCTCAGGCCGGGCGATTTTATCGAGATTGCGGACCCTGACCAGGCCGGTGCAAGGATGGGCGGGCGCGTCATGGTGCCTGGCTCCAAGACGCTGACGTTGGACAAGGTGCCTGCCCAGACCTCTAGTGACACATGGTTCCTGAGTGTCACGATGCCGACCGGCCAGATCGAGCGCCGGCAGGTGCTCTCGTTTTCCGGTGACGAGGTCACCCTACAGGAGCCACTCAGCGCGGTCCCCCTGCGAGGCGCCGTCTGGGTGCTGACAAGCCTGTCCGTCACCCTGCCGATCTACCGCGTCACCGCAGTTTCGGAGGACTCGGAAAAGCTCGAGTACAAGGTCACCGCCACTGAGCACGACCCGACAAAGTACAACCGGGTCGAGCGTGACCTGATTCTACCGGACACTCCGGTCAGCTTTATCCCAAGCGGCCCGGTGTCCCCGCCGTCTGACCTCAGCGTCCGGCCGTTCAAATACCTGGCGGGGGGAGCTGATCACCAGGGCATGACTATCAGCTGGTCCGCGAGCCGCGACGTGCGTGTTGAGTCCTACCAGGTTGAGGTGATGGGTCCTGGCGAAATGACTTACCGTACCGCCTATAGTGGCCCGGCTCTGTCGTTCGACGAATTGGACACGGATCCAGGCGAATGGCTGGTCCGGGTCAGGGCCGTTTCGAGCAACCGTCGCTCGGAGTGGGTAAACCTGACGGTCAACGCGGCAGGCCTACTACTGCCAGCGCCTCCAGATTCAGTAGACATCAAGACGGCGACGTTCTCTGTAGCGATGACCCCCCGGAACCTATACCCGGGCCAGCTGTATGAGTTCTGGCGCAGCGACGTCGCGCTATCGACCGAGCAAATCCTCGACAACGCGTCGAGGGTTACGCTTTCAACGAACATGGTCGACGCTGGGCTGCGCCCTGATACGACCTACTTCTACTACATCCGAGGCGCCAACATTTACGGCCACTCGGACTGGTTCCCTGCCCAGGCGAAGACGCTTCGCAACTTCGACGACATCGTCAGTGCGATCGACGAAGACATCAGAAAGGAAGGTGGGCTGTTCGATCAGATCACTGGTGAGCTAGGAAGTGAGATCGACCAGGCCGTTGCGATGGCTACGAAGGCGTCCGAGGATGCGCAGGCTGCGGTCGATGCAGCGAAGAGCCTCGTACCCCGGCTGACTGCCTCAGAGAATGGATTAACCGACCTCGCGCTTTCAGACGCGCAGCAGTCGATTCAGCTTGCAGCAGTTGCCACTAACACAGAAGGTTTCTCCGCATTGGTGGCTACCGAGAAGGCTACCCGCGAACTTGAGGATGGAATCCTCGGTTCCCGGATAGACACGGTTACCGCAACAGCAGGGGATAACAAAGCAGCGATTCAGGAAAACTCGCTGGCCCTCGTCACAGCTGAGCAAGCGCTGCTCAACCGTACTGCCGCTTTGGAGTCCAGCTTTCACACGTTGGACACCAATATCACCTCGCGGATGTCCGTCGAGGAAACCACCAGGGCTACCGAGACCTCGGCTCTGTCGCAGCGCATGGGTCACCTGGAGGCATCGGTAGGCGAGAACATATCATCACGGGTGAAGACGGTAGAGACCGCCCTGGCCACCACAGCGGAGGCGCTCGCTACCAAGGTAACCCAGCTGGAATCGTCCGTAGGCGACCAGTTTGCCTCCATCTCTCAGACCTACGCCACCCAAGCATACACAGATGGCGCCGTCTCCAGAGCTGTAACCACAGTAACTGTGAACGGCAAAAAAGCCGTTTTCGGGATCTCGGTAAACAAAGAGGTCGCAGAAATCGGTGCGATCGCCGACCGGTTCTACATCTACAACCCCTACGCGGGCGACTACACCCTTGCCTTTGCTGTAGAGGACGGCGTCACCGTCATACGCGACGCCCTGATCCGCGACGCATCAATAACCATGGCGAAGATCGCCGACTCCCTGCAATCGGACAACTACATCCCCGGGGCCCAGGGTTGGCGGCTGTCTAGGTCCGGTGTATTCGAGATCAACGGATCTAGCGCCGGGCAGGGGCAGCTGGTTCAGACCAACCAGACGATCAGCGTGTTCGACGCCACCGGCCGCCTAAGAGTGCAGCTAGGGAGGCTGACATAATGGAACTGTTCGGATTAAAGCTGGTGAGCCCGTCTGGGGTAACGGTGCTCGATCCAGACGCTTACACCGTACGTCTTGTCGAGGCCACCTCGTTCAAACACGGGGAGGGCATCAAATACTGGTCACGCTATTTACCGGCGGAGCAGCGGTACATCACTGTGCCAATGTCCAGTGCAGTCAGGGCAGGTATGTTTGCCGTGCTTTCTCCGATGGAGTCTTACGGAGCGGGGATGGACCTTCATGACCGCCACTGGGGGTTCGGCAATATAACTGACCCGGTTGAAGCAGGGATGCCTACAGCCACAGTGCAAGACGGCGCAGTAGTCCTCGACCTTGGGCCGACTGATGGGTACGTCAATCTCGCCCTTTTCATCTACGTCATGGCCTACGAGTAAGGAGCCGTATGTACGGGTTTTCTGTTCGAGGGAACAAGGGCAATCTGCTTATCAGCGACGAAGTTCCGATTATGACCCAGGCGTGGAAGGGCAAACTCGTAGTGACTCATCGCCCTGCCGATTCCGCGCGCGCTTATGGCTTTTGCCAAATCTTTTACCCGGAGCCAGTTACATCCACTGTGCCACCTATGGTGTTCGCAGTCCCTACCGGCGAGGCGTACACCAGCGCTGGTCTTGGACTGTTCTGCCACCGAGGCGGGCCGGGCAACTGGACGGGCTTCTGTATCTTGGTCGTGAGGGATGTATTCCTGCAGGCGGGGGGTGCCCTGCCAATAGGGTATGACACCGGCTGGGAGTACAAAGTCTGCGGGTTCGGGCTGGCAGGGGACAACGGCTATGACGAATACGGGCTACGCATTTTCGACAAGCTAGGAAAAATCGCATACGACAGCGCTTGGCCAGTCGTCAAGTTTCAAGGCCTGATGTCAGCCTGGGAACTGAGGGACTTCACCCGTCACTACAACGTGGGGGCCTACTGGCTGCCTCGGTACAACGACGACGGGGACATTGACTACGACTATGTTCTGGCCAAAGGTCGGCATGTATGGGGCTTCGGCGATTCAACCAAAGGGGTGATGATCTCCTCCATGGGCAACGTCAACACGCAGATGGACATGGGACACACTGATCAGCACGGCTCCGCAGTGCTCGTTATAGGGTTCTCAGGGGCCTCGCGCTCCTACCTAGAAGCAGTGGCAGTGTTTGGAAAGGCTCAGCACCCGGGAGGGGATGTCAGCATCCTCCGCCGCTGGAACATGCTCACCGCTGACTTCACAGGAATTTAACTGATGTCCGGACCCTTGGATGGTTTCGTAGCGAAGACCACTGAACTCACGCGCCAAGTTGATGTGCTGATATCACGGGTGAAGGCGCTTGCCGAAGTGGGGCAGGCATACCAGGTGGAAGACGCCGTTGAGCAGGCTCGGCAGGCCGCTATACGAGCAGAGGACGCCGCCAATTCGATCCTGGAGTCGAATGTATCGTCAGCTGAGGACGCCGCGAGGGCCGAAACTGCTGCGGGGGTCGCGGAAGCGAGGGCTGGCGAAGTCGTTACGATGCACAACCACTTGGCAGAGATCGCTCAGACCTTGCCGACTGATGTGGCCTTTGTAGCGGGTAGGGCGGACGCAGCAGCTATCTCAGCTAACGCTGCCCAACAATCTTTCGCTGAGACGGTGAAGGCCAAGGAGCAGGCCCTCGCGGCCAGGGATCAGGTAGCCGTTGGCCTTGACCAGGTCAACCTCGGCGTGGCGGCAGTCGCCGAAGTTCGAGAATCGATTGCCACTCTGAACAGCAACATGGCTGCAGCCATCGCGTCGGCAGCAGCCCTCCAGGATATCGCTAATCAGCTTGGAAGCGCAGCGTTCAGCTCGACATACAAATTCGCGTCCCTCACGCCGGCCAGCAGTGTAACTCTGGACGCTGACATCGCCTCGATTTTCAGGCTGAACCTGACAGAGGTCACTACTACCGTCGAGATATCTGCCGTTTCAGGAGCTGCCGACAAGGCACGCCAGCTCACTGTCATCCTCCGCCAAGGCACTGGCAGCAACAAGGTGAAGTGGCCGACAAACATACGCTGGGCCAACAATATGGCACCGGTTCTCTCGTTCACCAACGGGGAGGAGGACGTGGTCACGCTGCTGAAGTGTGGCAACGATAACTCCTACTACGGGTTCTTCAGCGGGGACTCCTTCAATGCTTAACATCTTGACCGGGTCCGGCGGCAGTGTAAAAACGGCCCTGGCCTTGATTAGAGGGCATCACACCTTCCTAAAGAACAATACCGGAAGGACTGACGACCCCACGGAGCAGCACTTCGTTATCAACCCCGAAGGTGTACTGTCGAACAACAGGCATTTCATCGCTGCCACTCGGATGGAGTACCAGCCAAACGGGGACGGGACTACAGAAGGTCAAGCCCTGCTGATATTGGGCTACTGCTACGCCTATATGGCCACTAAGGACAAAGAGTACCTGGACGCAGCTGTCCGGGCCTGGGACGGGTATGTCAAATACTATTACGCGGGGCAGCCGATCCCGAACACCCCGCGGCGCTGGATATGCAACTGGCTAGTCAATTCGAAAGAGCCGTGCCTGGCCAATTGGCCTATCAACCCAGAGGAGCCTACCCAAGGTGGCTACAAGTGCGTGCCCCTGCGCTTCGTTAACGGCGAGGCCCAGATTCCGCACGGCTCCCCGTTCTGGGGGGAGTATTTGGACGTTGTGACTTTTGCCCACCGCGGGCACATGACTTGGGCGGCAATCAACGGCAGCGTGCAAAAGATCAACAACCCCATCGACTGGGACCTGCTCTACGACAGCTACCGCGTCACCACAATGCCTGCAAAGCCTTATGACCCGCTGGCGTGGGTTAGATGGAACGACTACCTCGGGGCGGACAACTACTCAGTAAACTGGGGCGTTGATGAAGCCGAGATCCCTGTCTTGTGGATGAACGCCTGGACCAACAATCGCATCGACGTCGACAGCGGCGATATCCTCCACCCGATAGAGCCGGCGGACGTGGGTAGGATCAAGCTGGCTCAGTCGCTCAACGGCGTTTACTTCGTGAACTACGCGGTAAGGCTGCCTGAGGAGCATGGAGGCTATAGGTTCGCCCGCAACCAGCCGTGGCACAACCGGCCTGTGCACACTCCACTTCTGGGCTCCGTGAACCAGATGGGTAATGCGTCAGACGCCGAGCAATGGTTTGCTGACGCCTGCTTGCTGTTGGCTACTATCACGGGTGACCCTAAGTACAACAGGGCCATGTCCGCGTGCCTGTACACCTGCTACGAGTACGCGAACATCGACGGTAATGACAAGTTTTTCCGTAAGTCGAAGACTGCCGTGACGCCCTTCACAGATGGAATCTCTTACGACTTCACCTACCCCAGCGACACTCAGGTGGTTTATTCCAGGGACTCGGAAGGGTATATCAAGATGGTGGTAAACCAGGGCGCCCAGGTGTCGCTGGAGCAGCAGTCCGTCTGGTTCCGAGTCACCAAGGACACCATTATCAGTACGGATTTCGGGGGTCAGGGGATCACAGGTAAACCGGTAAAAGCCGAAATCCGGATGATCTTAAACCCGTCGAAATCAGACACGGCGGAAGACCCGTGGGTTCTGACCCTACCCTTGTCACACAGCTCTGTTCCTCGAGCGCGTAACTTCAGCATCACGAGCCTTACTCGCGGCGCCACTGCAGTCGTAGGCAACGCAATCATGGCCTCGGTGGGCCTGGTGTCGACTTGGGGAGGGGTGACCAAAGCCGCAGGCACTGGGGTCAACATTGTCGATGGGCGAGAGGGCCCAGTAGTGGACTGCTTCATACCCGACGACGACGGCGGACTGGACATTGACATGCGACCAGCCGCGCCAATCGACCTCATCGTCTATAAATCCGATGGTGACACCAACCTACGCTTCGTGGACGACAACGGGTGGCGTTGGTGGTGGATGCTGGAGGACACAAGCGGAGCGTGGGTCTCAAAACCGCTGCTCAAGAGCCAGCTCCGCCTCAGCGGATACCAACCCAACCACCCCGGCGAGCCGAGTCCCAGTGCGCCGGTCTACACCAAGATCGAAGAATTTTCTATCCTGCTGGATAGCTCTTCGCAGACCAATGTGTCCTGGTCCTACTACAGCCTAAACGGCATGCCTTCAGGGGGTGAGGGCTATATACCGGCTGACACCAGAGCTATCGCATCGTACGGGCCCATACAGTACTTCGACTCATTCTCCAGCAACATTGTTGACGGGCGTGACGGGCCAACGGTCGAGGCGCTGTTCGGGAACGACGATGCCGAGCTGATTATCGGCAACTGGCTGCAGCCAGGCGGCCGAGCCCCGCTGAACGCTATCGTCTACAAATCGGATGCTCCAACCAACCTGCGAATCACCGATGACAATCAGTGGCGGTGGTACTGGCTCCTGCCGAGCACAAATAATCAATGGGTCCGGATGTACCTTCCCAGCGGGGCGCTGCGACTGAACTACTACCAGCCCTACCACGCTGACACCGACCCTCGGCCGTCTGCCCCTTCCTACTCCACCATCGAAGATTTCATCGTTGTTTTGGAGAACAGCTCGGACACGAACGTCAGTTGGTCCTACTACTGCTTAAATGAGATGCCAGAGCGGTTCATGCTCGACGACGCCTACACGATGAAGTACCGGGTAACGCTGTCGTGCGAAGAGCCGTTCACTGCGTACCTTGGAGATTGCACCGCACTGAGGTTTCGAGATGACAGTTTGGCCTACTGCCCTGGCGTGATCCCTTTCTCGAACATTTACGCAGAGGGCACTGATCAGATCAGTTCTTGGCACGGCATGCCGTACCCCGGCTACCAGTACCCGTTGATCTACTGCCTGAACTTGGGCAGCGGAAACTATGACCGCCACTTAACGAACATGATCAACTTCCTGTACGACTCCCAGCAGGCCTACGCAAGGATCATCGGTGAACTAGGGCCAGTGGCTTCGGCTTATATCTGGAACCGCTGGGACAACTTCAAGTACGGGGAGCCCGATCGGTTCACTATGTACCACTGGGGGGACGGAATCGCCTGGTCTGGTTACCAGCCTCGTGCATTCCAAGGAGCCTGCCGGGTATGGCAGGAACTGGTTGCTCGTGAGCAACCAGTTCCGACTAAGTTGGTGGAGTACTGCAACAATTGGATTAGATGGTTGGCTGATTACGTCAAGCGCAGTGGTGGTTTGACCCCGACTGACTTTCCTCCAACTCGTCCGTCAGCGCCACTCGAGGGTGACTTCACTGGGCATATGTGCGGGCTGTGGCTGGCTGGCGCCTGCTTGGCAGCCATGGCAGGGAGTACCGAACCTGGGCTGGATGACCTGATCGAAGCGTGCGTGAAAGAGCTGGGAACTGAGTACGTCGTCACCGGCGTACCCGGGCACCCGATGGACGGCGCTTGGTCACCTGCTGTCAGGGTGTCATCTGATAACGGGATGTACTTCGGGTTTTGGGGCGGGGAGATCATGAGAGGGTTGGGCCTGTATGTGATCTATAAGAAACACGGCCCAGTGGCGAACTTCTATCGGCTATGACCTGTAAATAAAGGTTCCCATAAATACGGCCTGAGGTTAGGATTCACCCAACTCAGGCCGGTACCCATCATGTCTTTCGACTGGAAACCTTACGCACTCGCAGTGATCTGCGCGCTTCTGTGCTGGAACTTCTGGATGCAGAAGGGCGATGCCGAGCGGGAGCGGGACCAGGCGCTCAAAGCAAACACCCGACTCGTAACAGCGAATAGCGAACTGCGGGCCAGCGTTAGTCGCCAGAACGAAGCTGTCAGCCTGCTCCGCGTTAGCGCAGAGACCGCTGCAACCGCAGCCGCCGCAAGAGCCGATACGGTCCAGCAGGCAATTCCGCGCAAGATCCAACAGGACCGTGCCACAGGCACAGCGCCGGAGGAGATGAACCAGTGGCTAGAGTCGCTGTTCTCCTCGCACTGATTCTCTCTGGGTGCACGACCACCGAGTACGTCGACAGGCCCGTCGAGGTCCTGGTCCCAGTCCAGGTAGAGCGCCGCGCCCCGGAGTGGCTCGTGGCGCCGTTCCAGCCCGACTCCCTTCCTCGCTTCATTCACCCGTCCGACCCCGCCGCGAAAGCCGCTTTGTCAGAACAAGGCCTGGCTGATCTGAAAGTCATCCTGCGCATGCTCAAAGAGCGTGACAACGGATGGCGGGCGTGGGCCATAACCCCAACCGAAGAGACGCCGAATGTTCAACCTGAGTAGCCGCAGCGAACAGCGGCTGTCCGAGGTCCACCAAGACCTGCAGAAAGTGGTCAGACTTGCCATCCGCAGATCGAAGGTCGATTTCACTGTCCTGGAGGGCCTGCGGAGCGCGACCCGGCAGAAGCAGCTGGTCGCCCAAGGCAAGTCGAAGACACTGGACGGCCGGCACATCACTGGCCACGCGGTCGACCTCGGCGCCTACGTCGGCGGTCAGGTGTCATGGGACTGGGAGCATTACTACAGACTGGCGGAGGCGATGCGAGACGCGGCTGTCGAGCTTGGCGTTCCGATCGTGTGGGGCGGGGTGTGGGACAAGCGACTCAACCTGCTGCACGACACGAAGCAGGCCGTCGCCGACTATGTACAGTCTCGCAAGGCGGTCGGGCGGGACGCGTTCATTGACGGCCCGCACTTCGAGCTGGATCGCAAGGAGTACCCGGCATGAACGCTGAGCAGTGGTCCAACCTGTTCGTCAACGCGGCGCCATTCCTCTTGTATGGAGCGCTGCTGTTCAAGCTCTACTCGGCCTGGCGTCGAGTCAGATCCATGGAAGATCGCTGCAGGGAGACCCGCCTGGCCGCCGTTCTGCTACTGCTGACCGTGTGCACGCTGACCTTCATGGCAGCCAATGCCTACGCGCTGGAGGTGTATGGCAAAACGTTCCTTTCGCTTCGAGTTTTCCAGATGTTCGTGCTCAGCAATTGCGCAGCCTACTGGCTCGTCCTGGACCTGATCACCAAAGACGCCTGCGAGTAAGGAACCACCCATTGAAGATTCCGCCGGAGTGGTTCGATAAGGCTCAGGATTACCTCTACTTCGGCACGCTCGGGGCGTTTGCAGCCCTGGTCGGCTGTTTGTGGCAGGTGGCGAGGAAGGGTGGACAGCCGGTCGCGCTGCTGACGCTGTTCTCCACCACCGTGGTGGGGTTCTACCTGGGAATGCTGTTTGGGGGGATTGTCTCGCCAGAATGGGCGAATAGAGACGCGGTGGTCCTGCTGATCGGTGCCACCGGTTTGAAGGGATTCGAGGTGGTGCTCTCCGTGGCGAAGAACACCATCCCCGTTTTGTTGCGGGCTACTCAGCAGCCTCCGCCGACGAAGGACGAGGAGTAAGGTTCAGCGCGTCGGATCCACGCCTTCACATCTCATATTTTCCGAACTGTGAACACCCATGTTGGCGTGTTCACGGTGCATAGTCCTTCTAGCCTCCTTAGCCGCCTCTTCAGCAGTCGCCAGGTCCTTGAAGTAACCGACCTCTACTACCTTGCCGTAAATCTGGCAACGCACCCGCCACCGTTTCTTTCCGCTCAGCCAGTCAACTCCTTTGACCCCTGATGAGTTGTCACATCTGATCCTGGCGTTACAACGATTCTGGCTAACCGACACCAGCCTAAGATTGTCCGCACGGTTGTTTCTACGGTCACCGTCGATGTGGTCAACCTGCATTCCGACAGGTATTGGGCCGTTACGCATCACCCATAACACCCTATGCACATACAACCGCTTCCGACCGACAGACACCCGTAGATATCCCTCCGAATTGACGCCGGAAGGTACGTCCCCGACTCTCGCCCTACCTTGGGTTACTTTCCACCGCAATGAGTTGCCGGTATCCTCGAATAGTTCAAGGAGCTTGGCTCTGATTGGTGCCTTGTCTACGGGTACGTCCACATGAACCTCCCTGCGATTTCACCGTTTGGTGTCTTGTACACCATCTGCCTGTCTCGGCTTTGTATGAATGAAGTTCTCTCGGCCCTAACTAACTCTCCGTCAACCTGGATCAAGATGGCGCAGCCAACAGGAGGTAGGTGGTCAGCGGGGTTCAGATGAACCCCACCTCGGCAGATCTCGCAGATCACTTGCCTGTGCTCCCGAAGCCACCTTCGCCGCGGCGGGAGGTAGCAAAAAAGTCGACCATCACCATCTGCGGCTGCACGACCGGAACTATCACCATCTGCGCAATGCGATCACCGACCGCAATGTCAAATGGCGCACTACCTCTGTTCCAACAGCTGACCATCAGAGGTCCTTGGTAATCCGAGTCGATCAATCCAACAAGGTTGCCTAGCACGATGCCGTGCTTGTGACCAATGCCTGAGCGAGGCAGCAGCATTGCTGCGTAGCCTGGGTCCTCGATGAAGATCGACAGGCCAGTTGGGATCAGCACTGTTTCGCCTGGCTGCAGAGTCAATCCCTCATCAACCATCGCCCGCAGGTCCATACCAGCTGATCCGTCTGTAGCAAACTTCGGCAGCCACTCACCGGTGAGGCGCCGGTCAAGGATTTTGGTTTGTATGAGCATCGTCAAACTCCAACTTCAATGATGTTCGCGGCCAGGGCTTGATCCTGTTCGCGGTGGGTGATGAGCAACAGCTGCTTGGCGCTTCCCGCCAAGGACGCGGCCAGTCCCGTCGCGTTGTGCTCGCTCATGGATTCAGTGGGCTCGTCGAAGATCAGCAGGCTGTCCGAGCCATACAACGCGCGGGCCAGGCCGATACGAACAGCTGAGCCGATGAACGCCTTCTGCGCGCCGGAAGCACACGCGACCGGTGCAACCACGCCGTCCTCCTCGTAGCAGAAGTCGCCGTCTTCGTTGGTGATACGGGTGATCTCGCCGCGGGTTGCTGCCTTGACCTGGCGCGAGGCCACAGCCATTACCGTTTCCCATACGTCGCGCAGGTACTGGACCCGGCGATCAGCCAAGAAGCGGGCCAGCCGGCCAGCGCGGTCTGCGGCGATCTCGTGGCCCTTCACCTTCTGCAGAGTGCTTTCCAGCACCTCGACGCGGTGCTGGGCCTCTCTCAGTTCCTTGGCTGCGACGGCCTCGTCACGCACGGCCATGTCCACAGCGTGCTGCGCCGCCTGGTAGCTACGGTCCCACTCGGCCTTGGCCTGGGCGTAAGCGTCCTCAGCCGCACGAGCTGCGGCGATCTGCTCATCAGTCGGGGCGTCGGCCACCAGTGCCTGACGCGCTTCAACTACGGAGTCCTCAGCGCTGGCGACGTTCTTGTGGGCCTGGTTCAGCCGACGTTCCGCCGCAGCTCGCCGTTCGTTCGCCTCTGCGCCGGCGTCAGCCTTGGCTTTGAGGGCGGCGACCTCACCCTGCAGTTCTTCGATCACCGACTCCAGGCTGCTCGCCTCGCCGCGCAGGTCGTTGACCACACTGGCGTCGACCAGCTTGGCGGCCCACTTCTCGACCTCGGCCTGCTTGGCAGCGCGCTGATCGATGCGCTTTCGCATGGTGGCCAGCTGCTTGGTCCCTTCGGCCTCACCGGCGGTGGCCAGCGAAAGGCCCACACCCAGGTCGGAGATCTGCTTCTCGAGCGTGGCGATTTCCTCGGCCAGCTGCTCAGGGTCATGCTCGGCCAGCGCCGTGCCGCAGGTCGGGCAGGTGGCGTCCTTCTCGAGCTTGCGCAGCGCGGCCAGCTTGGACTTGTCGACGGCAATCAGCTCGCGGGTGCGGGCCGCGTCCTCGGCATAGTGCTTGTGGGTGCGCTCCTGCTCTTCAAGCGTCTCCAAGTTCACCGGCTCAATCGCCGCCAGCTCCGTCTTCGCCTGCTCGTGCTCAGCCTCGGCGCGGATTGCGCTGGCCAACTGCTCCTTCACGTCAGCCAGACGGGCACGCTTCTGGCGAAGCACGGCGCCTTTCTCGGCGGACGCTGCGGTGACGCTGTCGATGTCCACCAGCTCACCGCACTCTGCCAGCGCCTGCTCAGCCGTGACGACGGCCTCACGCTTGTGCTCCAGAGCGGCCTCAGCTTCGCGCAGGGCGCTTTCCGCACGCTGGGCAATACGTTGGGTCGCCTGAAGGGCCGAAGAGCTCACAGCGGGCGGCGTAGCGGCCAGCGGCGGGAAGTTGTCGAGGTCGGTCTCCGCCGCGTAGCAGGCAGAGGTGGCTTCTTGCGCACTGAACGAGGCGGCTTCAAGCACTGCGCGTGCGTGGTCCAGCTCCTCTGCTGACACACTGCAAGCGTCGGCTGCAGCTTTCTCAGCGGTCGCCATGGCCCGGGCGCGGGTCATGATGCTGTCGATCAGCGCGATGCCGGCGAACTCTTCGACCTTCTGGTTCAGCGCGGTCGTGCCAAAGGACAGCAGGCCGGAGGTCTGATGCTGCTTCGAGTTCAGGAACAGTGCGAAATCCTTAGCGGTGAGGCCGAGCAGCTCTTCGACGTAGGCGGTCACCGGGGTGTTGCCGTTGGCGACGAGGGCGTCCCCGCCGCTGGCACGCTCGACCAACTTGGCCGTCGACTTGCTGCGGGTCAGGATGTAACGGGCGTTGTCGACCTCGAAATGCAGCTCCAACCCGAACGTCGTCTGACCCCAGGTCGGGATGTGCTCTTTCTTGCCGGGCACAACGGTCACGCCGAACAGTGCGGCCTCGATAGCCTGGATCAGGGTCGACTTGCCGCGGGCGTTCTCGCCGCAGATCACGTTCAGGCCGTCGGTGAAGTTGGCGGTGAAGGTGCCCAGGCGCTTGAAGTTGGTGGTAACGAGCTTGATCAGTTTCATCGTGAATTCCTTGTGTTGGCTGAGGCTTACGCCGCCTCCACCGCATAGATCGTCACGCCCGGCCAGCGGCTGGCCTTGCAAACCTTTTCCAGCATCGTCAGCTGGTCGGCGCTGCAGTCGTCGATGGTGATGGTGGTGACCAGCGAGCCGCTGGCGATGCGCTCAACCGATCGTGCGAGGCTACCGGGGCTCCAAACCCCAGCCATGATCGATGCGCCTTTGTCGCCCGCGTTCCGCAGGATCTCTTGCAGCTTGGTCGTCTTCCCGGACATCGCCGGGCCGCGGATGATTTCGAGTTTCATCGGGCAAGTTCCTTGATCGCTTGACGAATGGAGAGCCGGAGACGCAGGGTCTTGAGGCAGAGGCGCGGGGCGTACTCAGCCTCGATTCGGAGCAGCTGCTCGAGGCGCGGGCCAAGGCCGCTGGAAGGGCGTGGGGCTGGCTTCATGGCTGACCTCCGTCGGCGTCGTAGATACACGCAGGACGGCGGTACTCAACGACCACACCGTCGACCTCTTTCCAGTCTGTCGTCGAGCCGAGGTGGCACTTGTCGGTGCGTACCGCGTAGTGGACCTGGCAGCCGGCGATCATCAGATCACCGACCTGCACGTACCAGTTGGTAGAACGGGCGTTTGTCCGGATCCCCAACGTCTTCTCGTCGGTGTGTATGCCACGGACAGTGCCGTAGGCTGACCGGTACTGCTTCCCGTCCGGCGCATAGAACCAGTTGTCTGTGGTGATCAGGACTTTGGTGCCAATTTCGAATTGTGGCGTCATACCGCCACCTCCTTCGCCAGCTCGCTGAACAGGTCAGCCAGGTCAGTGCCGTCCAGTTCTCGGCTGATTCGGGTGCGCAGATCCTCGACAACCGGTTTCTCGGCCTCGTCGTCGACCACGTTCACGCCGGCCACCGAGACGCTGTTGCGAACTGCCAATGCGTCCGGGGCGTTCTCCCACACCTGCTGCATGAAGTCGGCGACAGCGACGGCCTCGTCTGCAGCGCCGATCACGTCGATGAACTGCACGCCACTCAGGTCCGGCAGCTCCTGCCCGAACATGACTGACGCGAATCGCTCGTCCTTGGACCAGATGCGATCCTTACGCAGGTTGATCTCGTAGTCGGTGATCTCCAGCTGGTAGGAGAACTTGTCAGACAGGTCTCCGAAGCTGGTCGGGTGCGTGTTGCCCAGGATCACCACGCGGCCGTCGAAGTGGGTGGACGGCTTGTGCTCGTGGCCGAGGAAGATGTAGTCGAACGACTCCAACATCAGGTTGGCTACTGCCGGCGACAGGTTGAGGGTGTCGTCCTCGGTAGCGAACGGCTGGTCGTAGTTGCAGTGCAGCATCAGTACGCTGGCTCGGCCGGCGCGCTCGCGGGCCGCATGCTCTGCCGCGTCCAGCATCGCCTGTTCGAACAGCTGCTGGCTGGCGTGGTGCGGGACGAAATACATGGGGCCGTCCGCAAAGAAGTATGGCGCCGACAGGCTAGGGGACGAGATGACAGGGCAACCCATTTCCTGGAGCGCGCGGAGGCTGGTTACCGTGTCAGCCCTATTACTCTCATCATGGTTCCCCGCCAGCACCCAGCGGCAATTGCTGGCGATCTCGTAACCCTGGACCAAGATTGATTCGTCGTTGAAGGCGCGATCGAACAAGTCCCCAAGGCATACCGGGTTTTCAGCGTCTTCGATGATGTCCCACGCCTGCTTGAACAAGGAGAGGGTCAGCTTTTTCGAGGAGTCTCGGGTGGTGTGGGCCGCGCGCCTGGTTCCCAGGTGCGGATCAGTGAAGAGCGTATACGTCGTCATAACAGGCTTCCTGTAATTACGGCACTAAGAGCCCAGCCCGCCGCTTGCGCGGCGAGGAGGGCGATAGCGAAGTGGCGGAGGGCGCGGCGGGTCACAGCACTACCCGAAGCGCCAAGATGAATCCGAGGGTGGCGCCGTAGCCGAATAGTAAGCCGACGGAGGTCACCAACACTGCCTTTCCGACTGCTGAACCAATTCCGTCAGCAAGGCTGCGCAGGCCTCGTTTCATGCTCGGGCTCATACGTCCTCCCTCCAGCGCAGGGCCACCGGCAGCAGCGGGATACCGTCCTTGCTGTGGCCGAAGTGCTGGTAGGTAAGGGCCTGTCCGATGTGGACGTGGCGCATCTCCCATTGCGCATGCTTCTGCTGCATCGTGCCGTGGGCGGTGGCCTTGAAGGTTTTGCCGCAGGGCATCTGCAGGACCCATACCGGGACCTCGAAGGCGCCGTTGGGCGTGCCGCGCTCCACCGCGATGACGATGGCTTCAGAATCTTCCATGTCCTTGAGTTTGAGCAGGCTGCTCGAACGCTTGTCGGCCTCGTAGCCCGTCAGGCCGTGGCGGAGGATGGAACCCTCGAAGCCGGCTTCGAGCCAGTAGGCGTGGAGGTCGTTGAGGGCGGAGCGATCCCGAACCCGTTCGGTAGTCAGCAATCGGATAGGGGAGTCGCCAACAGCAACCTTGCCGAGAAGCTCGTCCAACTCACTCCGGCGTTCGACGTAGGGGGCTGGCCGCATGATGTCGTAGACGTGGTACTGCAGCTTCAAGGACTCTTCGCGAGGCTTCTTCACCAGGCTACCGATGTCCTGCAGCATCATCCCGTGGACGTACAGTTCTCCGTCCAATCTCTTGTCCAGCAGCCCACAGTCTCCGAGGAAGTCCCGGATGTGCGGCAGAAGGATTTCCTTGCCGTTTCTGCTGTAAAGAATGCCGTTTGCTAGGCAGCGGTGGCCGTCGACCTTTGGTTGAGCGAATGCGTTCTCCCAGTCTATGGATTCCGGTTTCACCTTGTCGATCGGGTGGGCCAGCATCGGCTTTTCCAGGCCCAGGGCGTTGGTGGCCGGCGCGCTCGCTTCCTCGAGTGTGCGGACGTAGCCCTTGTCGAGCTGCTTGTTGACGCGGCTGTCCAGCTCCATCACCGCCTGCTGCGCAGGGGTGGTTTGGTTGGCACGGCCGATGTTCTTGCCTTCCACCGGCACTTCCTTGGTCACGGCTGCTCCGCCGATGACCTTGGTGTGCGAGATGACGAGATGGGCTGGCGGGTTCAGTTCCCGAGTTTCAGCGACAACCGCCTGAATCTTCCAGTCCCCGGTCTTTCCGCCGTGGTTCTTGAAGAGCGTGACTTCCTTCAATACTTTCATGTTGTGCTTCCGTTGTTACGGGTTGCTGTATTTACAGCAATACAGGTTGGCTTGCAAGAGTAGCGGCCATCGTGGGCAGTGCGAAGTAGTCCACCAGCCCTCGACTGACGACGTCCGCGTTCAGCTTTACGCCGTGGCCGGCATTCTCGATAGAGGCCAGCAGGTAGTCCTTGCTGATTCGCTCCTCCTGCACCACTGCGGCGCCGTCCCAGACCTGAATCACGCCGCGCTCCGCGTCGTAGAACAGGACCAGGTAGGGGAGCTTGAGCAGCTCTCGGTAAAACGAGATGGCGCCGCGCTGGGCCGGCTGCATCGCCTGCTTGGTCAGCGTCGAGTTCTTCTCGCTGGCCTTCACCTCGCAGAAGAACAGCCGCTGGCCGGCCAGCGGTGAGCGAGCACCTGCCGGCAGGGCCAGCAGGTAGTCACTCGGCTGTGCAGCCACGATGGACCCGCCGGCGGCGCCGGTGTCGGCCAGGCGGTGCCAGCCCAGAAGGTGGCTCTCGCGCAGGGCGCGGAACACCTTCTGGATCTCCTTCTCGAAGATCTTGCCTATGTCGGTGGACATCAGGCCTTCTCCTGAACGACCAGGCGTTCGCCGAAGAACACCACCTTCTCTGCGTCGTAGAGGCCGTCGGTGTAGTGCCGCTTGGACCGACCTTGGCGCGCTGCAGCGCGGCGCCAGAGGGCCTTGAATGCGTTGCCCTCAGCGAAGTTCATATCCAGGGCTTCGATGATGTCGTTGCATTCTGCAGTGTAAGGCTCGCGTCCAGGGGTGGTCGGATTCCTGACCTCCGCGCTGTAGTAGCTGACACTGCTGCCGGTGTACTCGTAGTTGAGTGCCTCCGCCGGCTCAGTGGTGGAGATCGGCCGGGGGATGCAGACGTTCGGATTGTCCACTGTCATCGCACCATCTCCAGACCCAGCTGCAGATCCGGACTCAGGTTGTCCATGTTCTCCAGCGCCCAGCGGACGTAGGACTTGGGCAGGTTGCACAGCTTCACGCCCTTGTGTTTGCCGTAGGGCATCTCCATCGACGTCGTCGCCCAGGGCTCCCGCATCCAGGCGATGAACTCGCTGAGCGAGCTGCAGTTGGCCTTCTCGATCGACGGCTGGATCAGATCCAGCGTCATCACGATGTCGGCGAAGGCGTCGTGGGCATTCTCAGCCTTCCGGCCGGTGAGCACCTCGTAGGCAGTGCCAAGGTTGGCCTTCGGTAAGAGACCTGCGTTCTTGAAGCGGCGGGTGGCCACCATCAGGTCGATCGACGGGAACTCGGCAAGGCCGCAGCGGCGGGCCAGCTTGTCGTCGAAAGCGGCGCTGTTGTAGCCGAGCACAGCCTGGATGGCGGTGTCGTTGACCAGCTCGAACTGTTCAGCCAGGTAGCTCTCCCAGTGCGGCTTATCTTCGACGTGGTGGTCGTAGATGCCGTGCACCCCACTGGCGCCGGACGGAATAGGCTCGCCCGGGTGGAGTAGCTGCACGTCCTTTTCCAGGATGCTGTAGCGGCCGTCCTCGTGAAGCGTGGCGAAGCACAGGGCCGCTTGCACGACCCCGCACTTGGCTGTGTTCACCCCGGTGGTTTCATAGTCGTGGGCGAAGACCAGCATCAGCGATCACCCCCGGCGGCAGCCTTCGCGCGCATCGCATCACCTTCACGGGTGAAAAAGCGCTTCCACAGATCAGGGTGTTCCTTCCTTAGCGCCTCGGAGCGGCGGTGCAGCGCACCCTGCGCTGCGGACGCCAACTTGAGGTTGGAGCGGGCCTGGGCCAACTCCTGTTCCAGGTCATTCACCTTCCGCTGCAGGTCTGCCACTGCTTTCGGGTCAGCACGTTGAATCAACGATTTGAGAGTTGCGCCGATCATGCAGCCTCCTTCTCTTGCTGCTCTGCGCCGCGGATCTCGGCCCAGATTTCTTTGGCTTCTTCGAGGCTGCGCTCCACGGCCTCCATGATTTTCTCGTCGCCTGGGTAGCGACCCAGCTCGTGCACCCTTCCCCAGTCGGGACCGATGGAGAATTCCGGACACTGCGGAACGGCGTGGCCTGGCGGTGTCGCGCTGCTCATGATCTCGTTCATCTCGCGGCAGTACTCGGCGACGTCGTCCTTGTGGACGAAGGCGACCGTCTCGTCGTAGATCGGCGCGAAGAAGACCATGTCCAGGCGGTCCAGCAAGCCGCGCTCGACGATCTTGGTCAGGACGATGCGCAGCATCTCTGCGGCAGTGCCCTGGATCGTTGCGTTGGTGCCTTGGCGGTGCTGGCGGCTGACCTTGCCGTGGTCCTTGGCGAAGATGTCCTCGGTGGCGTGGCGCTTGGTGCCGAAGGCAGTCAGCGTGAAGCCGTTCTTCTCCATGAACCGCGCGGTTTCCTCTTGCCACTGCGGGATTCTGGCGTACAGCGTCATCGCGCCGTCCAGCAGCTCCTTCGCCTCCTCGATCGGAACGATCAGGTTGCGGGAGAGGGTGGCCGGGCCGGCGCCGTAGGCCAGGCCGAAGTTGACGCCCTTGGCCGACTTGCGGATGCCAGAGGCCAGCTTGTTCAGCGGGTGGTCATCGAGGCTGCGGGCCTCGTTGAAGGTGCGGAACTCGCTGAGGGTGGCCAGGTCGTCCTTGTCGTCGCCTGACTTGGTCGCTTTCAATGCTGCGATACCGGAGCCGGTTACGCTGTGCAGGTCCTTCTCGTCGGCCGGGTCGTAGGCATCGATCATCACCGGATCGCCAGACTCGCAAGCCAGCAGGCGCAGCTCCTGACCGTTGTAGTCGATGGCCACCACGACGTGGTCAGGCGACGGCGGCACGAACATGCTGCGCATCGACTTGTCCTTCTTCGACACCTGCAGCACGTTCGGCGCGGAGCCGGTCGGGCGGCGGGTGTCGGTGCCGGCGTCGGTGAACGACGGGTGCAGCTTGCCGTCGCGGTGTTTCCACAGCGGGTACTTGTCGTGGTACAGGCTGATTCGGGTGCTGGCCGACTTGACCTTCAGCAGGGCGCGCAGCGCGTTGTGCTGCCAGCTGCCGGCCTCGATGTCGTTGGCGATCGCCGTCTCGATGGCGGTCTCGTCGGTGGACGGGCCAGCCTCGGTGATGCCGACCATCAGCCGGCCCTTGCCGGCGGATTTACCACGCAGGCGAACCGGGACGCCGATCTTGCAGTAGAGCAACTGCTGCATCTGCACCGGTGAGCCGGTGTTGAGCTCATCGCCGACCTTGATCACCTTGGCCTCGGCGCCGGCCAGGCGCTGCACGACCTCGCCGAGCTGGTCGAATGCCTTGCGGGCCTGTTCGGCGGACTTGGCGGCTTTCTCGTCGCTGTTGTGGTCCTCGGCCTTGGTTTCCAGCGCCTTCAATTTCAGAGCGCCGCGCTCCATGGCCTTGACTAGCGCCGACAGGAATTCAGCCTGGCGAGGATCCGCCGGCATGTCGGCACCGGCGCCGTCCAGGCCACACTGCTCCAGGTACTCGGAGAGCCCAGAAGCCGTGACCTTGGTGACTTCCGGCAGGCCAACCGCCAGTGCCGCGGCAGAGAGCTGCTTGGCAGTCAGCGCGAACGCCGGCATCACCCGCTCCTCGCGGTACGGGACGTACTGACAGGCTTGCTCCTGCTTCAGCTGCCACTCATACAGCTTCTGCTTGGCCACCTCGGTGTCGCCGTCGGCCTTCTTCTTGGCCGACCGGTAGATGAAGTCCTTCTCGGCTTCGATGAACGACTTGCAGCCCTCGGTGATGTTGCCAGTGACGTTCTCCTGCAGGATGGCGCGCAGTTCGGCCATCCCTTCCTCGACCTGTTTCAGGTCCCGCTCATGCAGGCGCTTCTGCAGCGGCCAGTTGATGTCCACGCCCTTGATGTAGGCATGCTGCAGGACGACGGTCGGGTTGACCGCCCAGCGCTGGTAGAACTCCCATTGCTCGTCGAGCTGCAGCAGGAGCTTCAGCAGGTCGTACAGCGAGCCGGTGACTTGGGCGTCGTCGGCGCCATAGCTGAACACTTCGTCCAGGGTCAGCTCGCTCATGTTGGCTGCGCCCTCACCGCCGTTGCCGGCAGCCAGGGTTTCCTCGTAGGTCGCTTGCTCGTAGTTCAGGTAGTTGAGCGACAGCGACTTGAGGCCGGCTTCCATGTTCTCGTTGACATACCGCTGCATCAGCCGGGTGTCGTGGACGTTCTTGAGCTGCAGGTTCAGGTTGGTCTGGCTGACGACGCCTTCGAAGTTGGCGTTGTGCGCAACAAGCTGGGTGTGGGCAGCGGCGTGCTCCAGGATCTCGGCGATGACCGCCTTCGGCAGGTTCGGGCTGTCCTTGTGGTCGACCGGGATGTAGATCACGTTCTCCAGGTGCCGGCCGAACTGGAACGAGGCACCGGTCAGCTCCTGGCTGAGCACGTCAACGAACTTGTCGCCCTGGGTGGAAGCCTGGGCGAACTCTGGGATCGGGTCCTTGTTGGACGACTCGTAGTCGAACGTGGTGACGTCGCCGGCCTCGATCTCGGCCAGGATGGCGTCACGCATCTCCGCCCAGTTGTCGCTGGTGATGGCGATCTGGTTGGGCAGCAGAGCTGCGAACAGCGTGTCCCACAGGTCCTCGGCGCCGGCGGCTTGCAGCAGGCTGTAGGCATGCTGAGCGTTCGGGATGCGCTTGTGGATCAGCGGGGTGACCAACTTCTTGGCCCGCGGCTTCCAGCACAGTTCGGGGTGCAGGTTGGCCAGGCGCCACATGGTGCGCCACTCGCCGAACTGCTCGCGCAGTTTGACCAGGATCTTGTCGCCGCTGGCCTCGATGGCCTGGTCCAGCAACTCGGTGCGGCCGGAGTCGACGATGTCGCGCAGTTCCTCGACGCCATCGACCCCGTAGTTCTCCAGCAGCGTTGCGAACTTGGCTGGGCCGAGGCCCTTGACGCCACCGTAGTTGTCACTGTCATCGCCAAGGATCGACTTGGCGATGCTGGTCAGCTTGTACGGGATGCCCTTGTGCTCGCCGTCGCCGAAGTGTGGCTCGTTCTTCAGGTAGACGATGGTGGAGTCGTTGCACAGCTGCAGCAGGTCGGCGTCGACCGTGTACACCGCCTTCGGGTATGTGATGCGCTGGCACAGCCAGGCGATGACGTCATCCGCCTCTACGCCTTTGACGCCGATCTGAGTGGCGCCGATTGCCGAGAAGAACTTCTTGGCCCAGTCGAACAGCAGGTTGCACTGCTCGACCTCGATCGGGCTTTTGACGACGTTGGCGCGCTGCGCCTTGTATTCCGGGTAGATCGCGGAGCGGTAGTCCTTGCCCATGTCCTGGGCGACGATCAGCGTACGGGGGCTGCCACCCTGCTGAATGATCGGCTCGATGTAGCGGCTGATCAGCCCTTGGGCAGCGCACTGCCAGGTCGGGAATCGGCGGCCGGTTTCTTCGCAGAAGATGGCTTCGGGATCGGAGGCGCCGTAGTAGGCGTGCTTTACGACCGCACGGAAATCGAGAATCGAGTAGGATGTCGAATCTTCTTTCATTGTGAACTCCTTAAATACAGGCGATTCCCAGCCTGTAATTACAGGTTAAAGGGTGTGCCGAAAGGTGTGGGCCCATCGGTCACCATTCTTGATCTTGGATACTTGCTGCTGGCTGATCCCGAAGTGCTTGGCGATTTTCGTCTGAGGGATCTTCTCCTCACACATCCTCAAAACCTCTAGCACCTTTTTCTCAGTCAGTTTCGCCGTGCCAGACTTCTCTCCGATACATGGCCTTTGTCGTCCAGACGCTTGAGCATGTAGGTTGTTTCCCTTGATGGTGGTCCACTCGAGGTTCATCCAGCAGTTGTTCAGCTTGTCGCAGTCAAGATGGTTTACTACGTCGTTACCGTCCGCCTTCTCGCAAAAGTGGGTGGCCACTAACCGGTGGACTTTCCAGACGGATTTTTCTCGCCCCCGGTATAGGGTCACTTTGGCGTATCCGGCAGAGTCAACCGTGAGCTTCAGCAGTCTCGGCTTTTTCGTCCTTGAGCCGGTCCGTTTGTCGTACACTGTCCGGCCACAGGAAAGGACCGAGCCGTGGTCACTGACTCGGTACAACCCCTCGAATCCGCCTACGTCCATCCACCTCTCGGCTGTCATGCTGAGCAAGCCACGCATTCGTCCTTAACGACGATTCCAGACCTCGAGTAGATGTAATACTGGCTGAGGATGTTTTCATCGAGCAGGACCGTGGTCATCAGCTCGGCGATCAGATCCTCGGAGCCGTCTTCCGGAACATAGAAGTTCAGGCTTTGGCCTTGGCAGGTGTGCTTTTGGCGCTGGCTCGCATGGCGCAGCAGGATTCGCTGGTCCATCTCGAAAGCGTTGAGGTACACCAGCTTTTCCTCATCGGTCAGCCAGTCAACGTGCTGGACGCTGCCCAGGTGATCGATGATGTCCTGGATGGTCTGCTCACTGTAGACGCCCTTGGCCTTCATCAGCTCGTAGAACACCGGCGGGATGCGGCGAAGTTCGCCTACGGACGATCCAGCGTCGAAGACCATGCCAGGGTCCGGGAACCAGGACTCGCTGACGCCGCCCATGAGCAGGCTGGTGGTCTTGGTCGGTGCGTAGGCTGTGCGGTGGGTGTTGCGGACACCGTAGCCCTCGCACCACATCGGCTCGCCATACTCCTGGGCCAGCCACTGGCTAGCGCGCAGTGACTCGTCATGTAGGTGCTTGGCGATCTCGGTCGAGAGGAACTGCGCCTCCAGGCCGATGTACGGGATGCCCTTCGACTGCAGGTAGGTGTGGAATCCCATGACGCCCAGGCCGATGGCGCGGCCCCGGATGGTGAACTCGCGGACCTTCTCGAGGCCGACCACTCCATCGCTCTTCTCGATGAACTCCTGGCACAGACAGTCCAGGAACACCGTGGCGATGAAGACCGACTCACTGTTCTTGATACGGTCCCAATGCACCAGGTTCAGCGAAGCCAGGATGCAGCTGTAGGTCAGCTCAGGGCTCGAGTGCAGCATGATCTCGGAGCACAGGTTGGTGGCCTTGATGTCGAGGCCCCAGTCCTTGTACATCTGCGGGCGGTGGCGGTTCGCTTTGTCGACGCAGAAGACGTAGCCCTTGCCGGTAATCAGCTTGGTGTAGAGCGCCTTGGTCCAGCGTCGGTTGGCGTCTTCATCACCGGCCTTCAGCTTCTCGACGAAGCTGTCACGAATGATCCAGCCGTAGTTCTTGCCGTTGGGCTCAGCGGCTAGCGAGTCGCACGCCTCGTCCCAATCGCCGTGCTCGATGTCGAGGTAGGCGCCGATGGAGCCGCGGCGGGCACCGCCTTGGCTGATCTTGCCTGCGGTGGTGAAGAAGTCGTTGATGACCTCCACGGCGCCGCTGGCCTTGCCACCTTTGCTGATCGGCGTGCCGCGCGGGCGGATCCCGCTGAAGTCAGCGCTGGTACCGAACCCCCACTTCGACAGCAGTGCGGTTTCTCGCATGGCGGTGTAGAAGCCGTCCACGCTGTCATCGATGACCTGGCCTGAGCAGGCGACCATCATGCCGCGGTCGGTGCCGGTGTTCGCCAGCGCCGGACTGGAGGGGGAGAGAATGCCGTCCCACAGCTCGCTGAAGAACTTCTCTTCCCACTCGGCCTCGCGGCCTTTCATGTGGCGGGCCAGCGTTTTGGCAATCGTGCGGTGACGGCCGCTGACAGCGTCCTCGCCGGACACTGCGTACTTCTGCTTGAACATCTGCCAGGCCTGGGTGGTGTACCAGCTTGGCAGCAGTCCCAGCTCTTGTATTCGCTTGCGCTCGATGGAGAGCTGCTCGAATTTCTGGATGGTGGCGTCGTCCGCGCCGCCTGTAATTTCAAACGCCATGGGCTAGCTCCGGGCGGAAGGTGAGGCGATGTCGAGCCCAGTTGCGGGTGTACTGGAGCTGGGTGTTGGCGAAGAAGTCCGGCACCTTGACGGTCGACAGCTGCTGGTAGAACCAACCGGAGATCATGCCTTTCTCGTGGCCAAACATCGGCGGCATCTCCAGCCGGTTGAGGACGATGTCGATGCGGTCCTGGGTGAAGGAGAGCAGCTCTCCCTCGGTGACGACGCGATTGCCGGGGATCTCAAACAGCTTGCGGGTGATCAGCTGCTCATGTTCCCAGACCACCTTCGCCATCCAGAGGATCTTCTCTCGCAGCTTCGCGTCCTGCTCAGGGCTGTGGTTGCCGGCAGCGGTGCGTTCGGCCTTGCACTGGCGGAACAGGCGGGCCGAGGCAATCGAGTGGAAGTTCTCGTCCTTCGCGCTGCCGTCGATGCCGGAGACAAAGTGCGAGATCATGTTGAAGCCGCGGCTGTTGAAGCCCTTGAAGTAGCCAAACGCGCTGAACAGCACGGAGCCTTCCAGGAACGCCAGGGCAGCTGTGACCTCGAGGGCGTCGTCGCTGGCGGTGCACTCGTTGACGAATGCGATGCGATCGGCCAGTACCGGGTCAGTTTTCCACTGCCCATAAAACTCGTCGGTGGCCTTGCCGAGCACTTTGTTGGCCAGGTCGTAGAACGGGGCGTGGCTGCCCAGCTCAACGTTGGCGAAGCAGGCGCACATCCGCTGGATTTCTGGTCGTGGGAACAGCCTGGCAATCTTGCCGCCCCACAACTCATCACCGCCGATCATCAGCTCGTACTGCGTCAGGATCGACTGAGCAGTCAGGACGCCGTGCAGCTCGGCCTCGTTGAGCAGGGTGCGGAAGTCGTTCTCATCGCGCTCCACGCCGAGTTCCTCGGCGGGCCAGAAGATCGACTGCTGCTCGATGGCCATCTCTGTTGCCCAGGGGTACCGGGCAACGTATGAGTCGGTGGGGGTTTCGATCTGACTTAGTGGCATTTTTCTTCGCTTCTTCTTTCCCGGCACCCCTCGTGCCAGGAGGGATTCATTTGCCGGTGAGGGCGGCCCACGAAACTGGATACAGCGGAGCAATGATCTCGTTGACCTGCTCGGCCAACTGCTGGATCTCGACCTGTGCGTGGCTGTCGCTGCGCTGGTTGTAGAAGTTGGCGAAGGCATACAGCGACCCAGTCCAGACCCAGTTCACCTCACAGCCTTGCGGAAGGAACAAGCGCGCCTGCTCGGGGCAAACACCACTGTCGATGGCCAGCAGGTAGGTTTCGATCATCTCGGTGCACTTGCGCTCGTACACCCCCCTCCAGTGATCGCTGAGCGGATGTACGCCGGCACTGCCTTGCTTCACGTTCTCAGCGGTGGCGCGGAAGTGCTCGGGCACGAAGAGCTCCGGCCGGCTGCTGATGTAGCGACGGCTTTCCTCGGACTCGACGAAGCCGATCTTGTGCTTGAACGCCTGGCGGGCGATTGGCACCGGGGCTTGCATGCGCAGGCTGATGTGTGGGTGACCGAACGGAACCCAATGCTCGGGGATCTTGCGCAGGTAGTTGGCCAGCTTTGTGGCCTGCTCCTTGGTGACCGCCAGGATCATCGAGTCGATCAGCGCTTCCCAGTCGCCGGTCTTCATGCCGCGGGCCAGGAAGCGGATCAGGTTGTTGTTCTGCTCAGTGGGGAACTGATCAGCGAGCTTGCCGAACGACTGGCGGGCGAAGTTCGCCACGTCACGGTCGCTCAGGTAGTGGTTTTCGTAGATTGCTTTCATTCTGGTTCCTGTAAATACAGGTTTGTGATGCGTAAAAAGCCGCCGGGCTTTTACACCTCGGCGGCTTTTCTGTTGCCGCTGAGATCAGCCTTCGTAGCGGCCGGTGGTCTTGAACACCCACGGGCGGAACGCCTTGGTGCCTTCGCCGACCTTCTTGCCGACCTGGCACTGGGTCACCACCTGGTCGAGGCGGGCGCCGCGCAGCTTGGTGTAGGCCTGGGCCGCGGCCCCTGCGAGGCGGGCCTTGGAGGCCGGCGGGATGCTCAGCATGACCATCTGCTGCTCGTACTCGTCGTCGCGGTTGACCAGCGTGGCCATGGCCTCGAGGTATTCCTTGATGTCGAGCGGGGACTCTTCACCGCCGTAGCCTTCGTCGGCCCAGTCCTGCAGCTTCTCGGCCGCGCAGCTGCCGTCGGTGAACGTCGCGCCGGTGGCGTCGTAGGAGTAGTAGGACTCGGCGTCCTGGTCGGTGCTCTGGCGAACGACGTACAGGCGGCGGGTGCTGTGGATCACGCAGTCGAACTCGGTGCCCAGCTCAGCCTCTTCGCTGCCCAGCAGGAACTTGCCTTCGTGCATCTTGATGCGGTCGAAGGACATACCGGTCAGGTCCAGGCCTTCGAAGCCGGCAGCTGCCTGGTCTGCGGAGAACTGTGCCATGGCGTTGGTGCGCTGCTCGGTGACCGAAACGGCCTTCTGCTCAGCGGGTTCAGCGACGGCTACAGCCTGGGTGGCTTCAACGCCTTGCTCGGTCATCGGCTCGCTGGAAGCGACAGCCTCGGAAGCTGCCGCGGAGACGACCTCCGGCTCAACGACAGCGGCGGCTGCGGTGGCTTCCACACCGGCAGTGTTCAGGGCTTCAGCTTCGTCTTGGGTCTTGGTTACTTGAGGGCGTGCGAGTGCCATGGTCATTTTCCTTTTAGATCGTCAGTTGTCCGCATCGCTGTATCTACAGAAATACAGGAATACGGTCGTGGCTTTATACAGGCCGATTCCCAGGCCGTCAACAATGAGGCGGACGCCTCAGTGGAGCAGCTCGTGCAGCAGATCTTTCCGATCCCGCACGATCTGGTTGTTTTCCTCCTCGTTTTTGAGGAGGTTCTTGAAGTTCCTGTCGAGTAAGGTTCCCATCACCCGAAGGAAATAGACGTTCACGATGTTCTCCTGCCCCTTTCGGTCGGTGCGGGCAATGGCCTGCTTGGCGTCCTTGGGGGAGGTCGGACATTCGTAGAAGATGCTGTGGGAGGCACACTGCAGGTTCAGGCCGGCGCCGCCGGCGATCCAGTTGATCACGAAGATCCGGCAGCTGGGGTCGGTCTTGAACTTCTCGACCTGGCTCCGATCCGACCCACCGTAGAGCACTGCCGGGTTCCAGTGGGCGTAGCGCTTGGCCAGGAAGTCGATCGTCCGCTTGTAGTAAGCGAAGATGATGACCTTGTGGTTGCCAGGGTTGATGCTGTCCAGCAGCGTGTCGCAGGCCTTGGCGAGGTCGTTGTCCATGCTGACGCTTTGGTCGAACTCATCAGGGCAGCTGATCAACTGCAGGGCCAGGTGGCGTAGTGCGCTCTGGTTGTCCGGCATCAGGACCTTGTCACCGAGGATGGCGAATCGGTCGTTGATGATCTTCTTGTAGAGCTTCTTGTGAGCCCCCGTCAGGTGCACTTTGATCTGCGTGATCAGCGGGTCAGGCATCTGGATCACATCCCGCTTCTGGACCCGCCGTGCGTTCTTGTAGAGCGCCTGGTAGACCTTCTCGGTGTTGTGATACGCGACGATTTTCTTGACCTTAACGTCCTTCTTGCCGTTGTTCACGGAGAAGGTCTGGATCTCGCAGTGCTGCCGCTCGAAGGCGGCTTTGTTGCCATACGCGCCAGGGTTGATCAGCCGGATGATGCCGTAGACGTCCTCCAGGTGGGTCGGCACCGGCGTGCCGGTCATCAGGTAGATCGCTACCTCATCACCCAGCTGCGCGCTCATCTCGGCCACTGAGGTCGAAAGGATCGAATCAACTCCGCAAAGCGCATGCGCCTCGTCGAAGAAGAGCACGTTGTAGCCTGACCGCTTGAGCTTGAACTGGAACGGGTTGCGGGCCCTGCCGCGTTTGTTGATCTCTCGGCCATCCTTCGTGAAGGGTTTGGCTGTTCGATCGTAAGGCTCTCCGGCGACCTTGAAGTAGGGGCTGCCGTCTTGCCGGAACCACAGGTTGGCACCGATCGCCTTGGTAGGGGAACGGTCATTCAGCACCCGGTAGATGTCATAGGACATGATCAGGATGTCCGGCCAGCCTTCAGCATCCCACTGATCGATCAGCTTCTTCTTCTGCGTGGCCGGCACGTCCAGATGAGCGACTTTCAGGTGGTTATCGATCCCGACGAAGAAGTCCTTCAGCTCCTCGTAGAACTGGACGATCAGCTTCGGTGGCATCGAGAAGACGACCTTGTTTCCCAGGGCCGCCATCAGCACCGCGTGAATTTGCGCTGGAAAACTCTTTCCAACGCCCGGATCCCCGGCATCCATGAACCTCATGTTCCGGGCGTAGAGCTTCACCTGCTCCATTTGGTGCGGCATCGGCCAGAACGGCAGCTGCACTTTGTCGAACCAGACGGGGTAATTGGTCACCCCGCTGGCGAGCATCAGATCGCTAAGGCTTGATGCCATTGACCTTTCTCCGGGTCATGAGGTGGTCGTAGTCACCACGGCAGAACTCGTCGCAGAACCTGAGTCCGGCGCCGAGCGGCTCGTCGCAGTAGTAGCAAGAGCCTTTCGCCTGCAGACGCGGCGCCGCCTCGGCCCGCGCAGCGGCGATATAGCGCTCGAGGTTCTCAGCTGCTACGTCGGCTGCTTCATCTACTGGGTCGGCATTACGCATTTTTCTTGTCTCCTTCGGGGCCGAAGCCCCTACTTCTGCCGCGCTCAGACTTCCGCTGGCTCGGTGTCATCTTGGAAGTTGGTTAGCGGCGTGCCTTTGCTGCGCACGGCCGACAGGTTGATGACGTGGACGTCGACGCCCTCCTTGTGGGGGTGTTGTTCACGCCGGTCGAAGTACACTTCGCCCTCCAGTAGGCTGGTCATCTGCCGCGCTTCCTTGATCACCGGGACGTCCCCGAGTGTCTTGGCGTAGCGGCAGTAGCGGGGCAAGCAGGACGAGATCACCAGGAACAGGCTGTTCCCTTGGCGCCAGTAGTGGTCACCAGCTCGCAGACCTGTCTGGCGGTCCTCTGGATCCTCCGCCATCTGGTTCAGCGTGCTGAGGACTCGGTCGACCTCGGAGATGGACTTCTCCTTCTCCATCTCGCCGGCATTGCTGGACAGGAAGCCTGAAAGGGCGTTGAACAGTTCGTCGACGTGCTCACGACCCTTGACCTCGTAGTCGTCCATCGTCTTGGCGAGAAGGGCGAGCCCGGTAAGCGCTGTCTGGTAGCCCCATTTGGGGCGCGGGCCGATGCTGTCCGGCACCAAATGAGCAGTGCTGTCGAACACCTCCAGGACCTGCTCCGGGGCCATATTTACAGCTTTGGTGACCAGCGCCTTGGCCATTCTCATCAGCGCGTGGCGGCGCTTTGCCGCTTCCGCGTAATGGAACCTGTACTGGTCGTTCATCAGCGCCTTCGACGTGAGCTTCACCTCTACGGTCCGGCTGCGCAGGGATGGCACGGTGGCCGTCTGCTCGCTGGTGTAGACGATCGGTGAGCTGACGCGGTCGGTGGATATCCCGACCCCCTTCTCGCTGAGCTTTCCGCGCGGGACCGGAGCCCGGTTCCATGCAGCTTTCAGGATGCCGAGGATCTTGCCGTACATGCCGACGCCGATGTTCGCCGGGTTGACCTCCTCAACCAGGCGGGGCACGGTGCTGCTGCTGGACACAAACCGGACCAGCGGATAGATCGTCGAGACTTCGACGTTCATGAAGTCCGCCTTGCCGTAGTCCATGCCGTTCAGAAAGCTCGCCAGGATTGCCAGCGAGGTCTTGCCAGCGCTGGCGTTCCCGCTGATGTTCAGCAGCGGGAACTGCACTTCGTTGAACTGGATGTGCTCGCGGAAGTGGCAGGCGACGTGCCAGCCGATCACCGCGCCAATGCTGTGAGCCTCGTTCACCTTGGTCAGGTGGAAGATCGCCTCTTCGAGATCGGTGTCATCCTCGTAGGGGTAGTCTTCAGACAGCAGCTTCGGCGATTGCTTGGGGTCGCCGTTGTAGTAGTACCGGCTGACTTTGCCTGCAGAGGTGCAGGAGCCAGCGTCCTCGACGTAGTGGGCGACCACCTTGTCCCTGCGCCGGTCAAGCAGCACCCCGCACAGTTGGGTGCGAACCATCTTCTCGATTTCCTTGCCTTGCTGTTCAGCTTTGCGCCGGCCCAGTTCCTGGACGGCACGCAGCAGGTTCTGGATGTCTGCGTCGGAGGCGGTGACTGTCGCGCTGTTGCGCCCGCTGATCGCGCTGATCAACGACCGCTTTGATGACCACGCCTCCTCGGGCATCTCGTGATCCTCGACCACTTGGCCAAGGTCATCGATCAGCTTTCCGATGTAGGCTCTGCGGGGTGATTCCTTGAACAGGACCTGATCCGCGGAGACGTCCTCCAAGTCGTAGACTTCGGTGTGCGGCCAGAAGGTGAAGGTGGTCAGCTTGCGGCCGCTGCCCTCGTTCTCCAGGAAGTAGCCGATGGTGGCTGCCCTGATGCTCGTCCGCGGATCAAAATCGTCCTCGTCGTCGCTGCCTCTCTGCTCAGAGTTTTCAACGTCACCGCGGCAGATGATGCAGTGTCCGCAGGGCTTACCGATCGTTGCGATCAGCGGCCCAGGGAGGAATTTCAGCCGGCCGGTGAAGGCCCGGTTGAGCATCCCTTCCACATGCTTGCGGCGCTCCTTTACCGAGGGCCTGGCGCTGCTCTCCACGTTGGTCACGAACGGCTCTACGATGTCGGCGGTGTACTCGTCGGCGTCGTCTCGCTCGTAACGCGCTGCCACATACGCGGCGACCTGCATCGCAGCCTGGTTCCAATTCGACTCGGGCGAGTCGCCTTCGGTGATCAGCTTCTGGATACAGCCTGGGACCTCTGTCAGGGCCTGCAGCTTTTCCTTCGGCACTACCACGGACGACTTCATCGCCTTGACCCGCTTGGCCGCCCGGATGCGCGCCGCTTTGAACAGCGCCTCGGCCTTGGGGAAGATCACCGAATCAGACGGCTCGTTCAGCGCCATCGACGGGCGCGGCTGGGCTACCAGCGTGGCGTACTGCTCGCTGTCCATGTCGACCAGCTCGTCGTAGGTCACTCCGACCTTGAACGTGCCGGTGGGGCGCTGGATGTTCTCGCATCGCCACATCCGACCGCGGCCAGCCGAGTAGACGACCATGTCGAGGTGCTCGACTTTCATCGTCTCTGCGACTTCGCGGTAGATCAGCGGGAGGGCCTTCACCGGCGCCTTCAGTCCGAAGACCCTGGCCGGCACCGTAACGTGCACGCCTTTCTTTCCTGACAGCCAGCAATGGATGAAGGACTTGTCGATGTCCAACTTCTTCGTCAGGTGGGTCAGGACGGTGCGGACCGACTCGAGGACGGCATCCAGGTCAGGGCCGTCGAAGTCGAAGTACATAGGTCCCATGTACTTGACGTGGTCGAGCGGGTCTTCGCCGTTCTCAGCGAAGTTTTCCGGATCCTGGTCGACCTTCAGGACAGTCATGAAGGCTGGCGGCTGCTCTAGTCCGGAGAGCTGCCGCTCGTCGTACAGGCGCCAGGCTTCCTTCGCGTTCGGCTTGAACTGCAGGAAATGGTACATGGCACCCTCACGCCATCAGCGTTTCAGACTTTCTGGTGATGTAACAGGATCCCTTGCGCTGATAGACCTCGGCGTCGGAGTCAGCCAGTCCGCGGCGCTGCAGGCTCTGGCGGAAGAGGGTGGTGTTGTAGACCCGGCCGAGCTTCAGCGACTTGCCCACTTCCAGGGCGTTGTAGTGCTGAGCGAGCTCGACGTAGTCGATCCTTTTTACCGGGGCGGGGGCGTCTGTTTCTGATACTTGTTGAATCTGCATGGGCCTCTCCCGAGCTTCTGATTTCTGGGTCACGCGACGTACTTGCCCTTGTTGAGCAGCAGTTCGTGACTCGGGCGGCTGAACGCCACATACACGAGTCGCTGCCGCTCAGCGCGGATGTTGTTCTTGAGGATGTTGTTCAGGTCGACGAAAGCTCGCCGGAAGGTGCTGCCCTGGGAGCGGTGCACCGTGATGCAGTAGCAGTAGCGGATGGATGCAAACAGGTCCTTGAAGTCGTGGTACTTCGCCCAGAACATGCGGGCTTCCTGGGGGTGCTTCTTGGCCATGGAGGCGAGGTGATTCAGCCGGTCCCAGTAACGATCCGTTTCCCGGTCGTCGAGGACGTGGGCGAAGACCTGACCGATGTCGGCGTGAATCGGGTTCAGGACCAGCATCAGCGTCCGGTAGCTGTCTCCGGTCTCCTCGTCATCGATCGACGACTCGGTGATCCGGTGGACGATGCACTCCTCGTCGGTGCTGAGTAACACCGTCTCGCCGTCAGTGATCGGGGCACCGGTGACAACCCGTTCGCCTTCCACGAACCGCGGCGCGCCCCTGCCGAACAGCTTCTGGCGAATAGCCGAATTGATTTCGTCGACCCTGGCATTGGACCAGGCCAGAACACGCTGCTCGTCGAGATCGGTGTCCTTGTCGAACGCCTTCACCACCTCTTTGAGGAAGTCGGCTGACTTGATCACCTCTACGCCGTTGCCCTGGACTGCCGGCGAGAAGAAGGGCTTGTTGTTGGCCATCGCCGTGCGCAGCAAGCCGCTGAGCGTGAGGATGTTGCTGTCTGCAGCCTGCCGTTCCACCTGGGTCAGACGGACCGTGTCGAAGACCTTGAAAGCCAGCGACTCCTTTTCCTTCACCGGTGGCAGCTGCATGTCATCGCCCATGAACAGCAGTTTGCAGTTGTGCTCTTTGGCGTCCGGCAGCAGGTAGTCGAAGAGGACGCGCTTGCCGAGCATCGATGCCTCGTCCACCACCACAACGTCGAAGATCGGGAACACACCGCGGCCCAGCCGGTGGGCGTACTTGTTCTCTTCGGACGGGAGTAGGGCCAGTCCCAACGCGCTGTGCAGGGTCTGGAAGGCGACGTTATTCAGCGTCAGGCCATACCGTTTCGCCGACTTTTCAAGCTGCTTGACGGCCTTGTTGGTTGGGGCGGTGAACAAAACTTTGAGCCCGGCTTTGATCAGCTGGGCGGCTATGTCCATGACGCAGGTGGTCTTTCCTGTGCCGCCTTCTCCGATGATGGTCAGGCCTGGTAGGTCTTTTTCTAGGAAGCCATCTACCGCTCGGCGAATGGCAGCCTTCTGGTCGTTGTTGAATTCCATGTGAGTTCCTTATGTAATGCTGTATACCTGTAAATACAGGTTATTGGGCAGTACGTTTTCTTTTTATGAAGTTCTAGCGCAAGCGGCGATGCTACCGGCTGCGTTCGAGGGCAGTCAACGGGTCATTTGACGACGCGGAGGGAAGGTCTTTGCTTGACGCGGGTTACGCTGTTTTTGCGGGTTTCAACCGCGACACACAGAGGGGCCACCGGCTGTGATCCGGCTCTGACCGCCTCCATCATCACCTCGGCGAGGGACAGGTTGTAGCGGGCAGCAGTGTTGATCATCACGGACAGATGAACATGGCCGATCCGTTCAAGGGTGGCTTCGGTCACGACAGACCTGGCAACCTCGAGATGGCGGTAGATGTTGTCACGCAGGGCGTGTTCATCCACGTCCAGCTTGCATTTGCGGCTGAACTGCAGGGTGTACTGAACGACCTTCTCGTCGATGTCAGCCATAGAGTTGGACGACGTTCGCTTTCTCTTGGGCTCGGGGGAGCTCGGTTTTAGGGAAGACTGTGATGGCGCTGATCAACCGGCTGCGGCGCTGTGCGTCGGTCTCACCGTTGATGACTGCAGTTGCCCAGTCTGAGTACAGTGCATAGAGCACTTGGTCGGAGGTTGCGTCAACGACTTCCTCGCAGACTACGCTGTCCAGCTCCGAAAGGAACATTGTGATTGCGAAGTCCCTGCTGTCCGCAGCGCCTCTGCTGGAATGCTCAATCGATAGCCTGCGAAGCCTCGCCAGGCGATTGCTCATCGGAACTCCTTACTCGACAGGTTTCGAGTATTTGGGGATGGTGTATTCGGTCAGTGCCTCGATCATCAGATCCTTGGCGGATTTGCGGCTGAACGCTGCGATCTGCTTGAGCTTAGCGTGCAGCTCTTCCGGCATGTCCATCGTGAACTTCTTTTCTTGCCGGGCGAGGAGGTAGGAAGCCTGGAGGGACGACCCTACTGGATGGGCTTTAGACAT